TGCTGCGTGGGATGCTGCGTGGGATGCTGCGCGGGCTCAGCAGGCCGATATTATCCGCAAATACTACCCCAACCCGCCCAAGCCGACGGAGGATAAATGATTACTCTGTCTGATATCTGCCAGGCACTCGAAGGGGCCAAGCTGGATGCAAAGGTCTGGATCGACCATGGCTACATCTGGATTGATTGCCCCACGGAGCCGCGACTAATCCGCCTGTCCCTGGATCGGATGGGCCGGTGAAGCCTGCCCGCATCAATCCCGAACGGTTCCAGGCCATGGTCTACGCGGCCCACGAGAAGGCCCGTGCCGAGGACCTGGAGAATCGCCAGAAAATCAGAGAGGAAGTCTCAATGTTGCAATATGCAACGCGCACCGAGGTCTTGAGGTCTTGGGGCGGTGACTGGAGGTAGTTCCATGCTCGTCTGTGAACCACGCAGGATCGTCTCGAATGTTGACCGCATGGCCTACGATCACCTGGTCCGGGCTGGGGTCATCTACCCTAACAAGGCCGGTCGCCCGCGATATGACAAGAAGGTACTCAAGTCGCGGATCGGCTGGAAGAGGCTCAACCCTACTGGCTGGCATCCCAAGGGCACGATGTGCGATCAATGCGGAGCATCGTCTGGCCGCGAGAACAAACTGCATCCTTACGGCATGAGGCTCTGCCACGACTGCCTGAAGGTTCACGCCGTTTCCATTGACCGTGGACTCCGGCCCACCGATGAAATAAATTGGTGATTCCCCCTTGATCCCGGTTTACAAGAGCCTACAATCTACAAAAGAAAGGCGCTGAAGATGCAGACCAACTCGCTACAGATCATGGCCCGTGAGGGATCGCTTGGACCCGGCCCTGGCGACAGGACCGGCGGGATTCTCTACCGGGTCGAAGCGTGGGGCCAGACTGCCGCCCTGAATTTCCATGGCAACGGGGTTCATGCTATCGTCTACAGCTACCACCTCCCGCAGTTGCTCAACTTCTACCGGGATCTGGGGGCCGCCATTGACTTCTTGCAGCCTGGCTTGATCAACCCACTGCCTGACGACAGCCCAGATTTTGTGGATGCCCTCAAGGTAATCCATGAAGCCGACAGAATCAGAACCGAACGCAAGAGCCTCTAACTATCACCCAAGGAGCCGACACATGAAGCCCATCCGCTGGGATAAGCCCCGCCACGAACTGACCCGGAAGCAGCTCAAGCGGCTGACGAAGGGTGGCCACCATGACGCCCTTCCCGAACTCTCGAAGCGCATCGGTTGGGACCGTGCTGTCGCCGTCTGGAACTCCACCGCCTACCACCGTCCCGAATAGGAGCCGAGATGAACCCTATGACTCACGCCGAAGCCCTCAAGGCCCTGTTTGTTGAGGGCGCTGACCTCGACCTGACCGATCGCCACGCCGCGCAGTATGCGCTGTGCATCGCGGGACAAATCGAGCGCACCGCGCAGACGCTGATCGACAGCCTGGTGGACGGCAACGATGCGATGCGGGCCGTTGCAGATGAGCCCATGTTCTCGGAGGAGCCCTTCGCAGATCAGATCCGGCAGACCATCGCGGCACGTCGCATCCCCGTCGCCACGCCAGCAGAGGATGCCGCGCTGGATGAGATTGAGGCCCGCCAGGTGGACCTCTCCAAGCCGGAGGTGTTCGACATTCTCGGGTTCACACAGAGCTACTTCAATCAGAAGGGGGCGTGACATGCTCCAGATCCGCGTGATCAAGCCGAGCACCATTTACGGTCCCACCCTCCATGTCGGGCTAGTGGACTCCGATCTGAGCACCTGGGAAACCAACCCATTCGCGGGCATGACCCAGCCCCTCACCCCTGAGTTTGTGGCGTCCCTTGAGGATGCCGCAGCCAAGGCCAGGGTTGCGCTGAACGAGTGGCAGGCAAAGAAAGGGAAGTCCGCATGAACGCCGAAGAACGAGCAATCACCGCTCTCCACATGCTCAGACGCGCAGATGACCATGGGGAAGATTGCGGCATAGACGACTGCGCGATTTGCGATGCCAGGGCGGTCCTCCAGGGTTCGTTCCTCCCGTGGGACATCCTGGCCGAGGCTAAGGCCGCTGGCGTAACGCTGGAATGGAAGGGTCCCTATTTGGAGGTTATCGCATGAACGCAGCTGAAAAGCCCTTGCGCCGTGCCCTGGAGAGATCTAACATCTTCCTCTCGGGAGGCTTGTGATGCCACACCGATGCACACTAAAGGCAGATGACTACTACTACAGAGGGCCGATGCCCCGGAAACGGAAGGCCGCATGATCCGAGCATTCAAGGCAGCCGTGATCCTGTTCTGCATCGGCATGTGGAGCGCGTGGATTTGCGGGGCCATCATCGCCGCCAGCGACAACATCGCATACAGCCGAAAGAAGGCAGAGCAGGTCCGGCAATACAACGCCTCCATTGAGGCCATGACGAAGATTCAGAAGGAGATGCCGCGATGAGCTGGCTCTGGTTCGCCATCATCCTAGCCGCCAGCCTCGCCGTGTGCGCCGGGATCTACCGGGAGCAGGTTGAGCGGGACGAGGCGAGGCGACAGGAACGGGCGCGGGAACGCAGGGAACGCCTGGAGGATGCCGTCCGCGTCCTGGGAGAGCACTACGCCGCAATGGTGGCCGTGGATGACGCCAAGGTGAAGGCATTCCGGGAGAACCGCGCCGAACTGAAGGCCCTCTGGGACGAGCAATACGCCCTGCTGACAGGCTTCCGTAACGGCGACTTTGCTGAGTGGTATACGCATAGACTCTGGTGCCGGAACCGTGATCACTGGAGCTTCATCATCGCGGCGAAAGGCCGGATCGTGCCGGATGAGATGAGCGCGTAACGGAGCCATTTAACCGGCCCCAGCGCAGGCCGGACCTTCAGAAACCACTTCGCACCCGCGCTGGGGTCCGAGTTGATGCAGGGGTTAGGCATGGACGCAATCACTGATAAGGCCGCCATCAAGGCCATCCTGGACGACTACGACTGGCGGGAAGCGGTCAACTACGCATCCTGGAACGCCGACGAAGTGGCCGAAATCCTGGCCATGGAAGAGGGCGAAAACGATGGGAATAACTGGCTCATGGTCGTGAAGCTCGAAGACGGGCGCTTCAGCTTCCTCTCTGCCGGTTGCGACTACACGGGCTGGGATTGCCAAGCCGGTGGAAGCAGCGACGAAAAGGGGAGTTTGGAAGAACTCATCCGAATGGGAATGGGGCAGGAGGACCGGGACAGGTTGGGATACAAGATCGACGCCTAACGAAAAAAGTTCAGCGGCCAAGCCGCTTGAACACCCTTAACAATTTACAACACTTACGCGGCTTGGTCCGCTGGAACTAGAGGTTAGGCGTCATGCAAATTAAGCAAGAACCATCATTCAAACCCGTGATCATTACGCTGAACACCCGTGAGGAAGCTGAAGATTTCTGGGCGATGCTACTAGATAAGGAATCAACACTAAAGGGCGGTCCCAAATCTCTAGCAATCAAGTTGAGCAACTGGTTCACGGAGCATTACCGTTGACGCCTAACGACAGGCATAACCGGCCCTTGGGCCAGGAAGGACGAACCATGAACCAGAAAAACGAACAGGCCCAAGGGTCCGCGTTGAGCGGAGGGTTGGGTGCGGCCACGGACCCTTGGTATCAGCACGAAGCAATTGATAGATGCCACGTCATTAATTGCATGATCTGGGACCACCTTGGAACACATCCATTTGTGTCCGCATATCCGGAGATCCAATCGCTAATCCTCAAGGCATCGGAACTACTGGGTGATGCGTACCAAAAAATGGGGCGGATAGAACTGAAGTAGCGCCCAACTTCGGAGCTAGCTCGGCCCGATAGGGTCCGACGCTGAGCGACCAGTTGGGCCGCGAACCCCTAACCAATTGAAGGAGAAAATATGATCCAAGAATTTGTGAAGGCGTGGGAATCACGGAAGGGCGAAATCGAAGCGATGTTCCGGGCCAAGCACCCCGAGGATTATGCGGAGATCGTCAAGGCTGTAGTGATGATCTTGAACGCTGATTCGGAAGACTACGACCGGCCCGACCCGGAGCGGATTACCGGCATTGACCACGGCCATTACCAGGGCACTCTACTTTTCGTCATCGCCGGGTCGGGCTATCAACCCGATAACTTCTGGTTTGTGAAGGTGGGCTACGGGAGCTGCTCTGGATGCGACACCCTGGAGCGCATCAGGGACTATGACGATGCCCCGCCCTCAGATGAGCAGGTCGCGGACTACATGACGCTGGCCCTGCATATCGTCCAGGGATTGAAGCCGCTGGATGGTGAAACCGTCTGAACGAGCGGCCCAACGAAAAGCTCACCGGCCCTGCCGCAGGTGAGCCACAACCCTTCAAATTTCGGACACGCGGCAGGGTCCGAGTGGAGCGCCCGGTTGGGCGCGGGAGATAAAAATGAACTTTGGACAAGCTCTTGAAGCACTGAAGCTGGGATCAAAGGTGAGCCGTTCGGGATGGAACGGGAAGGGGCTCTGGCTGGAGCTGCAACACCCGGACGAGAACAGCAAGATGACTCTGCCCTACATCTTCATCAACTATCCAGATGACGCGAAGACCACGCCCGGCGCACGGGTGCCCTGGTTGGCCTCGCAGACGGATGTGCTGGCCGAGGATTGGACCATCAACCTTTAGCGCCCAACTTTGGCATTAACCCGGCGGCGCAGCCGTCCGGTGAGCGAAGCGAACGCAGGTTGAATGCCCGGTTGGGCGCGAACAATGGAGGAACACATGAAGCCCGAAATTGAAATCTACTTCGCCAAGTTCTACCGCCGGGATCCAGGTCTGGGGTGGCGGTTCACACTCTTCGAGATCTACAACTTCGATTCCGGAGCGGAGTGGGCACTATTCGCCATCGACTGGCAACCCGAAAACGCGCCCGATGGTAAGCGCCTAACGGTCAACCTGCTCTAGCGCCCAACGATGCAGCTAACCGGCCCCGCCGTGGGCCAGAAAGGAACGATGTGAGCGAAGGCAACGCAGGCGGGGTCCGAGTTGATGCAAGGGTTGGGCGCCCATCCTGCCCATTGTGCGGGAAGCCGCTGGAACGAGTGACGAATACCGGAGGCTGGATGAATGATGACCAGTTCGATGCTTCAAAAGCTGGGGATTGGTTTTGCGAGTGCAGCGATAACGGGCGAGGGAATGCACCCTTCGCCTACTTCTGGACCCGCGAACTCGAATCCGGGCTCTTAGCCCACTGACGCCCAACGATAAAGCTGACCGGCCCAAGGGCCACCGAAACAACAGGAGGAGACATGCAAGACGAGCAGAACGCGGGAGAGCGGAAGATGGAAGCCCTTGGGTCCGAGTTGAGCGACCGGTTGGGCGGTGCTCTCGAAGAGTCGCTGGTGGACACGCTTGTTACCAAGTGCGAATCCCTTCAGGCCCGCGTGAAAGAGCTTGAGGGGAAGCTGGCGGAAGAGGAACACAACCACCTTGGAACACTCGGCCAGCGTGACCAGTGCTATGAATGGGCCGACAAATTCGCCGATGCCATCGCCGCGCATTTCCGGGAGGACATTGGCGAGCACTCGAACATGAACGACCCCTGGCGGAACGCCCTTGACTTGATCGAAGGGACATTCTGCCGGTGACGCCCAACGGAGCCAGTTCACCGGACCCGCAGCCGGTGAACCACAACCTTTCAAATATCGGAATTGCTGCGGGGTCCGAGTGGAACTGGATGGTTGGACGCGATGCCTGGAGGAGAACGCGATGAGTTGTGACCGACGATGTTTCGACAAAGAGAGCAAGTGGTACGGGCACGAAGACTGCAACACCTGCCCTGGAGCTGATGTATGGAGGCCCAGGAACAAGCCGGGGCAGGTGCAGAAGCAAGAGGACCCCGACCCCTGGATGGGTAGCGACCTGGCCGACGAAGGGGACAAGTAGCGCCCAACTTTGGCATTAACCCGGCGGCGCAGCCGTCCGGTGAGCGAAGCGAACGCAGGTTGAATGCCCGGTTGGGCGCGAACAATGGAGGAACAGTGCCGAGAATTAAGGTTGAATTTGAAGTCGAAATCCCCTCCGATGTGCGGATCAACGACGACAACCTGGAAGAGTGGCTGCGCTTCTGGTTGAACGACAACGGCGACATGAGTATGGAGAACCCACTGGATGATCTGGTGGGTGAGGTTGAACCCGTGTTCGGGACTTTTGAATGGGAATGGCGATAGCGCCCAACTTCGGAGCTAGCTCGGCCACGGCGCAGCCGGGGTCCGACGCTGAGCGACTTGGTTAGGGCGCTGAACAACGGAGGATGGATGAACTGGCAGGATCGGATCGAAAACTACAAGAGAGAGACAGGCTTTCCAGAGGCACTTTTTGTGGGGGCCGATGGCCGCGTCGTTGGGACCTGGATCATGGGGAACGACTACCGCGTGAAGTCCACCTATTACGGCGGCTACCCGGCTGGATACCTGCGACGTATCAAATCCCTGTTCCCGGAGAAGGCCAGTGTCTTACATCTGTTTAGCGGGAAGGTGGACACGGCAACCTTTCCAGGTAAGACAGTGGATATCAACCCCGACAACCAGCCTGATTTCTTGGATGATGCCCAACACCTTACGGGCGTCCCCGTCGAGGATTTCGATCTAGTGTTGGCAGATCCGCCGTATTCCGTCGAAGATTGCGAGCACTACCAGACCAGCATGATCAAGCGAAACGTGGTCATGAAGGCCCTTGGAAGGCGCTTGAAACCCGGAGCCCACGTTGTCTGGCTCGACCAGGTGCTACCCATGTATCGCAAGGATCAATTCGCCCTTGAGGCGGCTATCGGAATGCAGAAATCCACAAACCATCGGTTCCGAATCATCACGATTTTCCGAAAGCTAGACGAAGCGCCCTAACTAGCGCTAGGCGTACTAATAAATTTACCCTTTACGCACCGCAAAACCAATAACCCCGTCTAGCCACAACGCCGGGTGGTTCGCCTAAACAACTAAACATGCCGGGTTGGGTCGGCCTTGACACGCCTAACAAATTGCCCAACATTATGGGTGAGGTGATCGATGCCGACAATCATGGTGAAAGGCCGGGAGGTAATCCTTGATGAAGAGGATATCCCGCTGCTTGAGTCCAGATCTTGGTTCTGGACTCCACAGGGTTACTTGGCAACATCAATCCCCATCAGCAAGGGGAAGCGCCGGACGGTATGCTTCCACCGGCTAGTGCTTGATGATCCGCCAACACCAGCGGTAGACCACATCAACAGGGTTAAGCACGATAACCGTAGGTGCAATCTCCGCGCTTGTTCTGACCGAGAAAACAATCTTAACCGTCGGGGTTGGACCAACCCAGAAAAGGGCGTTTCCTTCCGGCGCGGGAAGTGGCAAGTTATTGTCCGGGAGGGTAGCAAAATAAGATGGCTAGGGGCCTACAAAGATAAGGATGAAGCCGTGCGGGTTGCCACCACTTATTTTGTAGCTCGGGACAACTCACCAACCGACCTAACACCATAAATCCAGCCGCAATCACGAACCGCCCCGCGCAGCAACCCCAGCGAATCCAGCCCGGAGCGGTTCGCCTAACCCACGAAACGGAGCAAGCCCATGACCATCCCCCTTTCAGATATGGAGCATTGCCCGCGCTGTTGGGCCTACTTCACTAAGGGGTTCAACCATCAATGCCCGCCCCTCCTGGCGGCCCTGGTTTCGCTCCACGAACAGAAGAAAAACACCATCGAACCCGAAAGCGACCCCAACCCCTAGGAGCCCCCATGACCAACAAACCCGCGCCCCTGGTGCTCGTCAAGCATGGCGCAACTCGGACAGTCCTGCTCATTCATAGGTGGGCCGTCAAAATCCCGTCTTGTATTGAGTGGCGGCTGTTTTTGCAGGGCCTTCTTGCCAATATGCAGGAACGCAAGTTTGCGGGTACCGAATGGCCGGAGTTTTGCCCCGTCATCTTCGGTGTGCCGGGAGGGTGGCTTCTGGTAATGCGCCGCGCTCAGCCACTGACCGATGACGAGTGGGAACGCTTCGAGCCCTACACGTTCTGCACACCCAAAGATCGGATCATCCCGGCAGAAGCCAAACGAGACAGTTTCGGCACCCTAAATAAAAAAATTGTGGCTGTCGACTACGGCAACTGAACTAACTTAGGAGCCCCCCATGACCAACGAACCGAAGCACCCGTGCCCTGAACGCGCCGCGCCCCTGGTGCCGTCCATGCCCGAATGCGATGTCTTGAGATACGGACAAACCGTTGTGATTGAAGGGCTGCGAGACTACGCCCGCCAGTGTGCCGAGATCGCCCAGGCCCAGGCGCAACGTGCGGATGGGGCGGAGCGCCGAGCCGAATACTGGAAGGCTGAACACAACGCCGCGAACGCAGAGATCGACAAACTCCACGCCACCCTCGCCCAGCGTGACCGCGAGGTGCTGGCGCTGCGGGAGGCCGCCAAAGAATCGGCTATCGCCTGGGAAGTTTGCCGATCTATCCATGAAACCTGGGCCAAGGGCAAGGACCCGCTGTATAAAACAAGACATCTCGATTTTGTGCGTGCCGCAGACAAAGCTCGCGAAGCCCTCGCCTCCACCGCGCAGGCCGGGGCAGAGGCCGAGCGCAAGATTAAAGAGTGGTGTGTCGAATCCGCATGGAAATGGTGGAACGATCGCAGCCCCGAGCGGCCCTGTGGGCGAGATACCCTTGAGGCCGCCATCCTCGGCACGGGCGGGGAGGCCGTAGACCTATCCAGATGCCCCAAGTGCGGAGGCCCTGCCGACAACGGGCACGACCGATGTCTGCCGCCGAATCCCTACTTCTGCACCAAATGCGAGAGCGGGGAGGAGCGATGACCCGCCCCTACGCCACTGAATTGCGGCAGAATCATCGAGTATGAACGGATGAGATTTTGGGTCAGACTTCTTTCTTTGATTTTCTCTCTACTGGTAGTTGGGACCTTGGTATCCGCGATTGCCCGCGATATGAAGCGAAAGATCCCAACCCAGATCAAGGAGCACAAATGATCCGAGGCTATTGCTTTTGGTGTGGACGCCACAAGTACCTCATGCGGGGACCAGACGGCAGGGAAGTGTGCGGTTTCTGCGTGGAAGAAGATGATTACATCAACCACCTGCACCGGAATGCCCGTATCGACCGGCGCGAGGCCAAGAAGGTCGCCAAGGGGCACCGCAAGCCCACGATGGTCTACGATGCCGATTGATTACCGTTGCACCAGGGGAAGGGCCGTTGTCCGCGTACTGGCATACCGCCCCGCAAACGAGCCCATGCCTGACGACTGCCTGCATGTAGTGATCCAAGCCATGAATGGCAAGGAGCCTATTGCAGAAGACCCTCTGCATGTAGAAGACTGCCGGGTTCTGGATCTAGCCAGAGAGCTTCACCTAATGCGGAATGAGGGATGGGAAACCGTGGCGAACAGGGCCATGTTATTGTAAACTTGATGATGCCCACAGTGGGCGAAAGGAGCATGGATGTGTTCGGTTGGTCCATCATGGCAGTTTGTTTCGAGCCCCCCAGGTTGGTGGGCCATCTACAAGAACAAGGCCGGAGGGCGCATGGCCATGCCCATCGTCTGCTGGAGGATGATGCCTGATAACCGGGATGAGGCGAGCATCGCTAATTCCCCAGACCGCCAGGTCCCCTACGGAGAGCCCATGATCCACGGCGGGGATGGCCTGCTGGAATCCTGTTTCGGCCAAGGCAACCTGATCCCTGGCGATAAAAACAATTTCCGTTACGACTTCCGTGATGGCTGGATGTTCGATTATGCGGACTTCATCCCTAAAACCAAGGGGATTCTGCGCAAGCCTGAAGGCGATGCCATCTATTGGGAGGTTCTGTGAAGCTGTTTGATCTTGGCCCGCTGTTTGAGCATGTCCGCGAAAAGATCGAGGCGGGTGAAACCCCTGATCCCGCAATTGTCAAGCTGATCATCCAGGAAGGCCCCAAGGCCATTGACGATTGGTTCCTGATGGTAGACGAGGTTGACGGAGACATCGAAGCGTTGAAGGCCCACCTGGAGAAGATCAAGTGCCGTCTCGATGCCCGGGAGCAGACCAAGGAGCGCATGGAGGGCATGGTCCAGGACATCCTGAAGCGGCACTTCCCCAAGGTTGACAAGGCTGGGAACATCACTGGCTATGGCCTCAAAACCGCGCTTGGGACCTATTATGTGCAGAAGACCCCGGTCTTCACCTTTACCGGCGCGGATCCAGTCAAGAACCCGCAGTTCTTCAAGTTCCCCGAACCGGAGTTCAAGAAGTCTGAAGCGATCCGGGTTTACAAGGAAGGCGTTCTCCCGGAGAATGTGACCGTGACAGAAGAATTTACCGAAAGCGTGAGGTGCAGGCGATAGACCGCAGCTAGACGGTTTCTAGCGTAGAACAGGGGCATCAAGGCCCCGAAGGAGAAACAACATGAGCAACGATCCCTTTGAAATCCCGTCTTCCGGCCCGCGAGTTCTCGCGCCCGAGGGCAAGTTCCCTGCCGTCCTGTATCTGGTCGCGGATCTCGGCCACCACAAGGATACCTACGACGGGAAGGAAACCATCAAGCACAAGATCTATCTGGGCTTTGAGCTTGTCGGCACGAAGATGGAAGACGGTCGGCCTTATGCCATCGGCAAGGAGTTCACCGTCTCCCCGTCGAAGTTCCACAAGGGCGACTACTACTTCGCCAAGACCTCGAACATCTACAAGCTGATCAAGTCGTGGGCCAACAAGGACAAGATTCGGACGGATCCCGGTGTGCTGGTGGAGCTGCTGAAGCTGGCTCATCCCGCCACGATTACCGTGGAACATATCGAGTCCCGGCGCGATGCCACCAAGACCTACGCGGTCATCGAATCCGTGAAGCCCTACAAGGGCAAGGACAAGGTGGAGCGGTCCAATGAGCCCGTGGACTGCCTGAGTAACATGGATGATTTCGACAAACTGCCTGAGTGGATCCAGAAGAAGATCAAGGGCAACCTCGAAAACAATGGTGGCGTCCCCGAGATCCGCTATGACGATGCCCCTGGCGCTGGGGACGATCTTGATGACGCTTCGGTTCCCTTCTGAGCCGATTTAACCCGGCAGGGGGTTTAACCGCCCCCTGCTTTTTTTCTGGGGGAGAGAATGAATGATTGGCGCGGGATAGATATCATCGCGGGACTTCGCGGGGGCTACCCCGATAAATGCGATTTTTGCGGTCAACCCATGAAGCCCGAAGATGCGATCCCCGAGGAGGCTGGAGATTGGGCTTGCCGGGAGTGTTGGGACCGGTGGGAAAGCGAATCCCAGGCGCTACCTCCGTTCGAGGCCACGAAGGACGAGCGGGAACGAAGTGATAGCGAATCCGAGGGGCCGCGGGGATGAAAGTAGATCAGCTTACCGAAGACGTATCCTTCCTTCGCCGCAGGCAGCATTGGCTTGAGGGACGGATCCGGGAAGGCGGGATGAAGAGCTACGATGTGAAGGAGGCAGAGGCCCTCGGCCGGGTTCTGTCTCTTTTGGAGAAGGCCGTCCAGAAAGTAGAGGAGGGCGCGAAATGACCATCTTGCGCTTCATCTGGCTTGGGATCTCCTTCCTCGCGGTAGAGGTATTCATCTTCCTGCCGCTCTACCTGGTTGGGCTTCTGGCCTTCCCCATTGCGTATCACTTTGCTTCCCTGACAGTGAAGGAATCCTACATCAACACATGCCAGGATGTTCTGGGGTTCAAGAACCGCGTCCTGGATGAGTGGCTGGGAAATCGGGAGGATGGCCTTCTCCCGGCTTGGTGGCAGAAGGAGCGCAACGGGACAGCTTACGGCTGGTTTCTCCGCAACCCGGTCTGCAACATGCGGTTCTGGCCCTATATTTCGACATTCCCGAATTCCGAAAGGATGAAGTGGATTGGAACCATCGACCATATTGGTAACGCCAACGAAACGGGTTGGTTCTTGTGCTGGCAGGGCCTTTATACAGGCTTCTGGTATCAGGGGAAGTATTTCGGGTGCTGGGTGGGGTGGAAATGTTCTCCCCGCGATAGGTTCCCGGACGCCCCGAGGGATTACCGCTATTGCGGGCTGGGCATTGCCTGCCAACTCTGGAAAGCCAAGAACTAGCAAGAAAAGGGAGCCCATAGGCCCCCTTGCTGGTGTGTAACTTTTGTTGTATTCTTACTCCAGTTGCGATCCGGGCGGGTTGCACAAACGGGAGCAATAATCATGGTGGGTCAAAATGGATACTTTGTCAATCCTGAAAAGGCTTGTGGATCGTCATGGACCCGCACATGCTGCGCGTCTCATCGGCGTCACTTATCAATCGGTATGGCGCTGGATGAATGGGAAGTCCACGATCCGGGGAGGGTCCGCGAAACTGATCCTACTCGCGGGGGAGGCCGATGAAAAGGATCTGGAGTCTAAGGCTCAATCTTGACGAATTTAACGCTCTCGCTGGGATGGCGTTTACCGATTCAGATAGGGCCAGCGTCCTGAATGGCCTTCTGGCCGGGATGAATCGTGCCCAATTACCCGAACAGTGTTCGAGCATTGTTCGAGCAGCGTTCGACGCCGGGGTGCGTTGGAGACTGGATGCCGAGGAGTATGTCGAGAAGAAGGCAAATGCTGGAAAGAGGAGTGCTGACGCCCGGAGAGAGAAGTACGGAGATGCCCAGCCGTCGAGCAGTGATCGAACACCGCTCGAACAGTCCTCGAACATAACCAATAACGATAAACCAATAACTAAGAACGAAGAACACGGGAAAGCATCCTCGCCCTCACGGGCTCGTCAGTCTGCTGAGAAGAAGGAAATACCTCCCATCCCAGAAGAGCTTCTTCCTTTCCTTGAAGCCCTCACCCGCGACTGGCCACGCAAGAGCCATGATGGTCGGCGCGTCACGATTCTGCGCCCCAAGGACTCGTGGGAGAAGATCTGCAAGAACCGTGGCGACGATGACCCCAAGATTCCCGTCAATGCAGCCCTTGCCTACCTCGATACCAACCCGGCCCAGTATGTCATCGGGATGGATAACTTCTTCGGGGTGGCCCGCAAATACACCAAATTCGTTGTGGAGGATTAGTGACTGACGATCTCTGGGAGGGCATGGATGTTGATCAGAAGCCGCGCATTAAAGCCGTCCGGTCCTTGCCGGAGGACATTGAGGCGGAAAGGATGTTACTTTCCTGCATCTTCGCACCTGGATGCGACCATTATGCCGTAGAAGCTGCTGACGAGGTCCACCCGGATTGGTTTCACAATCCCCGTTATCGGATGGTTTTTGAGGCTGGATGCCGCCTGGCCAATTCGGGCACCGAAATTTCAGTTGTGGCCCTGAATGATGAACTCGGCAAAGACGCCCACAAGGTCGGTGGATTCACTGGATTGGTGGGGATGTTCCAGGACATGACGGCAGAGGACTGGAGGCCCTTCGCGAGAATTATCCGGGCCAAGTGGGAGGCCAGAACAGCATTACTCGCTCTTTCTCGCGCCCAAGAATCAATCGAGTCGGACGGCGAGGTCGGCACTAGCCTAACCGGGCTTATGCCGCTCCTTGGGGCACTGGAGCCCCAGAACCGGGCCATTGTGGACCATTCTGACCTGTTAGACTTGGCCTCAAGTGGCATCGCCCTAATCCCCCCTGAGCGGGCCTCGAACCGTCCGATTTTCGGGGTAGACTTCTTGGACTCGCAGTTGAATGCCACCGCTGGCCGGTTTGGGGTGATCGCCGCCAAGACTTCTGCCGGGAAATCCTCGATTGCCTATCAGATCGCTACCGAGTCCTGTGCCCACAATAGGCGTGTTCTTTTGGTCAGCCTGGAATCCGACAAGGAAGAGGTCGTGGGGGCTATCGCCGCAAACTTGGGGCACCTGAACCGGAGCGCGGTCATGCGCTATGGGACATCTGGGTTTGAATCGGACGCACTCCCCTTGATCAAGGCTAATTTTGCTGGATATTACGCATCATCGGGGTCAAGTTGGGATTCTCTGGAAAGGGCGATACGGGCCGAACATCGTAGGCGGCCCTTTGAAGTAGTGATCGTGGATTACTTCACACTCCTCCAGCCCCCAGAATACAAGGGCCGAAATCTAGCTTCTCTATATGGCGAAATTTCCAAGGCCGGTAAGCGTCTGGCCCAAGAGCTTGAATGCTCAGTGATCTTTCTGTCGCAGTTCAACCGTGGAATCGAGGACGGGCAGGAGCCCTACCTTGAGAACTTGCGGGAAACCGGCCAGCTCGAACAGGATGCGGATTGGGTGGTGCTAATGTGGTCCAAACCCGATGACGAGCCAGATGGAACCCGGTTGGTCTACGCGAAAGGCGCGAAGAACCGGGGCGGGAAACGGAACTTCCGGGGTAAGATGACCTTCTACCCAGCGGAGAGCAGATTCATCGAGAACTTCTCTGAAACCGACCCCTTCAAGCCTTCCCGCCGTGGCAGGGCTTGACCGTTAAAAGAAATAGCCTAGATTTGTAACAGCGCAAGGATGCGCAAGGGGGACTGTTGAGAACGGATGGTCTTGCATACATCAATGATCTCGTGTATCTAATGGATAAACATAATTTGCCCCATCCTGAGGCCATCGTTCTTACTTCCTCCATGTATGAGGATATTGAAGAGCATTTAGAGAATGTATGGTTTCCATGGGCGAAGGGCGAACGCCCCATTAAGTCAACAAGGATGAAGATGCTGGGTATTACCGTGATTAAGGGGATTCAAAATGTATGACGGCCTTTCCAGGGATGATATGGCCATGATCCTTGCCCATGTGGAGTATAAGATTCTCGTGGGGACCGAGGAGTGGCGAATGGCAACGGCAATCGACAATGCCTACGGGTTCCTCGCAAAGTATGAGAAATCCCGGATGGTGGATGGAGATGTTGGCGAGGCCACGGATCAGAGCGCGAAGCGCAGCGAGGGCGATGATGCGGGGGCGCGGGGATGACGACAATCTCAGAAACCCTATTTAACTACGAAGAAGCCAAAGAAGGAATCAGGACCGCATCCCAAGAACTAATCCAGAAAGCAGTAGAACAGGGATGCAACGAAAAGAGCGCACAGGATGCAAGGGTAGCCTACGCCTATCTAGTGGGCCTTACACGGAGGAAGAAGTGAGCGAATTCCAAGAGTTCCACAAGATGGGGCGGTGGTCCCGCGAGATCATTGTGACGGAGAAGATTGACGGAACGAATGCCCAGATTTACATTGAGGCGCTTGAGGGTTATCCGTCTAACGACCCAAATTGCGTGTATCGGGCCGATGGGCTGGCGATGTGGGTTGGTTCCCGAACCCGGTGGATTACGCCCGCTAACGACAACTACGGCTTCGCGGACTGGGCCCTAAAGAACGCGGAAGAGCTTCTTACCCTTGGCCCGGGTCGGCATTTTGGGGAATGGTGGGGGCAGGGCATCCAGCGGAAGTATGGGCTTGCCGAGAAGCGGTTCAGCATGTTCAACGTCCAGCGTTGGTGCCTGCACGGTGAGACGCCCATCGTTACGCCCGCCCTAAACCCCAAAGATGAACCCAGGGTGCAGCAGATTCTTCCGCCCTGCTGCGGGCTGGTCCCGATTCTGTATCGCGGCATGATGGACGAGGAACAAATCAAACTGTGCCTTTGTGATCTCCGGGATAAAGGCAGCCATGCGGCCCCAGGGTTCATGGACGCAGAGGGCATCGTGATTTATCACACGGCATCTGGCGTTGGGTTTAAGAAAACCCTCAAGAATGACGAAACCCCGAAGTCCCTCATTAAGGAGAAGAAGTAATGGACAAGGAAATGCTTCAGAAGGTGCTCGATTTCATCCGCGAGGGGGCTACGGCAGCCTCTGGACCGGCTAGGTGGGGGTTTGAGCAGGTGTGTGCATACCGGGTGAATCAAGAAATCGCTTGGTTAGTATGCCTTTCCGCGATTACGGTATTGATGGTCCTTGTTATTGCGTTCTCCTATAATCGTTGCAGCCGGGAGGGGTTTGACCCAGACGGGGGCATCGCAGATAATGTGGCCATAACCATGGGCGCTCTTGGCCTGATCGGGCTACTGGTGTGCGTACTGTGTATCCTAACAACCCTGCCCGAATCCTATGCGGTAATCAAGAACCCGGAAGGCGCTGTATTGAGTCGTCTGTCAGGATCATAGGCGGTGCGTATGACCAAGGCACAGAAAGAAGGTTGCATCTGGATGTCCGTGGGGGTCTTCCTCGGGTTTCTGTTCCTGACCTATGTAACGGCAAGAGTGATCCATCTTGCATGGAGGGGATGATGGAAGAGGCTGAATACTACAAGACTCTGTGCGCTCTCCAGAAGAAAACACTGGAAGATTGCTGGAAGTTCATTCACGCAACAAACCGACCAACGGACCTTGACTCGGCATCTGCCCGTGAATGGTCGCTGAGTAGCCAACTTCTGTATTGCCGCAAGGACAATGACGCTTTGCGGGAACTTGCCGAGGAATACCGGGAGAGGCTTCATGCCATCACCAACTAAAAGATATGCCGTTTACGCATTCCCCTCGCTTTACGGGACCCCTTGGTACGCAGGCAATAGATCCGTCGCTCTGGCGAAGGCGGTTGCGCGGCTTCTGGTTTCTTTTGCTCTTGGGAGTTGCGAAGAAATCAGGGTTGTAGACACAAAGGATGATAATCATCTTTGGGTGATTTAATGGCTAAGCGAACCCCTATGAAAGTAACTAAACCCAAGCCCCCACTTGAGAAGGAAGTTCAGAAGGCCATCATCGAGGCATTCTGGGCCAAGTATCGGATCGAGCTGGTGCCAACCGATGCGGGGGGCAAGGGGTTCCGGGGGAAGGCTGGGACGGTCCACGGACACTCCGGCATTCCCAGTGGGTTCCCCGATCTCGTGGGGGTCATCCCACCGACCGGGAGGGCCATCTACATCGAAGTCAAGCGGACGGGGCAGAAGGTTGTAGCCGGTGGACTACAAGAGGGCTGGATCCTGAAGCTATCCACTTGGGGGGCAGTCTCTTTCTGGGCTGATTCCGTGGATGCCGCCATCAAGGCGTACGAGGCTTACCGATGAACCATCCCAAACCTTCGATTGATTACATCGAACTCACTTACGGGACATCGTTTCAGGCATCCGTTAGGCTTGACAAGGAATACGAAGAACGGTTCAAGAACAACAAGACCTTCACCGATGAATATGAATATCCCTGCTCTTACGGCACACTTGCAAGAAGGATCATGGTCCATATCCTTGGCTTTTCTGATCCCCAAACAATAACCTATCGGACCCCGACCTCTTGGTGGCAAATGCTCAAACGAGACCATGCCCCAGATTGGTTTAAATCTAAATTCCCCGTTCGCGAGAATGTAGATGTCATCGAAATCAAGGATATTTTCCCGTTCCCCAAGGAGAAGTTCCCGGATGGCATCGGGCCTTGCGTCAGAATTGCCACCCTTAAGAATCATTTGTGGGGCGAAGAATGAACCGCGATCTGATTATGGTAGAGGCAGCTCGCGGAATGCCGTATGGTGTAAAACTGTTCGATGTCCACATCAATCCAAGCGGATCAATGATCTTTTTCTTGGACTATGGGCATGAAAGGTCTAGCATTGTAATTGCACCCGGAGACGACCCCGTTGGGCGTTTCCACAAATTGCTGAAGGAGGCAATCATGGCGCGTGAGATCGGGATGAAGAAGGGGGCCTCTGCCAGGGCGAAGGCTTACGACGAAATGATGGATAAGAAGAAGGGCCTCAAGGAAGGTAGCCCGCGTGATCTCGCAATGGACAAGAAGGCCATGAAGAAGTTCCCGGCCAAGAAAGGAAAGTGACATGAAGGACAACTGCGAAGCCACTCCCGTCAAGTGCCCGGTGGATGTTTCCAGCCCCGGCAACCCCTCCTATCAGTCTCAGCAGGACGGCAAGAAGAGGGAGGAGCAGAATGGCAAAGAGTCCTAAACATCCTGGATTTGCCGCCGTAAAGTCCAAAATCCAGAAGGAAGGCTATACCCCCGAGCAGGCCGGTGCCATCCTCGCCTCCAAGACCCGAGCCGCAAGCCCGGCAGCCAAGGTGAAGAACCCCAACCTGAAGGCCGTCAAGATGCCGAAGAAGGAGAAGTGATGCCCCTCATCAAGAGCAAGTCCAAGAAGGCCGTTGGCGAGAACATTAAGCGTGAGATTGCTGCTGGTAAGCCCCAGAAACAGGCGGTGGCCATCGCACTAGATGTTCAGCGTAAGGCGGGTGGCAAGAAGAAGCCTTGACTTCCTCGCGTGATGGGTTACATTCTTGGTGTTGGGTGGATCTTTTAACTCGTCTACCTCTCGGAGCAAGTTAAAGGACGAGTGACAAGCGGGACCACTGGCTTCATCGAGCCCGGTCCCGCCATTTGTTGGGAGAAGTGTTGAAGCCTTATCGGAACCCCAAGATTCTTCGCCTCGCGGAAGAATGCCCTCACTGCATGTATTGCGGGGAATCGAATCATGGCCAGATCGTGGCTTGTCATTCCAACTCCCAGAAGTTCGACAAAGGCCTGGGGCAAAAGGCATCGGATGTCCCGATTGCCTATCTATGCGACCAATGCCATTCTCTTTATGACGGCAGGATCGGGCCGCACTTGACCCAGCGGGACCGCGACATGGTTTTCTACGAGGCATCCTGTAAGAGCTGGCTTTGGCTGATGCGCGAAGGCTATTCGGAGGTTAAATGAATGCCCATGAAAGGGCTGTCAAGATCGAGAGGGACCGGCTGGTGTAGGGATCTGGAGGCGCTGGAGAGAACTCCCGGCGCAACCTTCGCGGAAGCAAGGGCATTGCGAGAAAAGATTGAGCACCTGGAGCTTCAGATCATCTGGTTCCAGAACGCACCGAAGAGGTGGTTTGAATGAGTAAGCTGAAGCGAGCCATGTTCTTCAAGGATAAATTCTTGTTGGATGATAAAACCGTCTTCCATGTCGTGGATGTTCGGTTCGACCAGGTGAAAACCAGGTATGGCTATCTGGGACACAAGAAGCTATATTTTATCATGCAAGACATGTGCGACGGATCCGAAGTGTGGCATGCGTATGATGACAAGCGCCGCAAAAAACTTTATGTTGTGGTCGCCAGCCTGGAAGGAACACGGCTTGGTAATGGAGAACCCGAATAAGCCTATTGGCCTAGTGCATCGGCGGCTTCCTCAATAGGGTTCTCAACCACACCAAAGGGCCCCGCCTAATCGCGGGGCTTTTTCGTTCTGGTCCTAGTGCGTGGACGGGTGAACTTGATGTCATGGCTCTTGAGATCATCGGGGCGTTTCCACGGGAGGCCGGTATTGGCGTCTATCACAATCCCATCCATCGCCAGGCGCATCATGCCGGATAGGAACGCCTCTCGCCACTTGGCAGCCTCAAGCATTTCTTCTGCATAACGCTCATCGAAGAACTGCCCGATCAGGATGGCCCGATTGCCCTCCTTCTTGAGCAGGCTCCAGGAGAACCCGTCCTCGGGATTGCCCTCTTCGGAAACCAGCCATTCGGACATGACAACCCCCAAGACTTTCTCATTATAGGAGGCCTTGGGGGTTGCGTTCAATAAACGAAAAGGCCGGTGTTTTTAGTATCTTCGTCACTCATAATCAACCCACTTCTTCCCCCGAATGAGTTGATCTTCCAAGATGACGGGCATGGCGAAGGTGATACCGTGCCTCGGGTGCGTCACAAAAAGAGCTTGTTTGGGTTGCTCGAATCCGAAATTTCCAGAGTTGGCATATTCATCATAGCCCTTGAGCGATCCGTTCACGATAACCCTACCCAGATGGCAGTACTGATGCCAGTGTCCGAGCAGCATGGTGTCAAACTCCAACCCAATTTGGCCGTTCCTTGACCGCTTCTTGTGGTCGCCACGAAGGATCGGCCCAAGAGCACCGACCATCCCATCGCCCCCACGGAACTGATCCCCGTGCGTGAGAAGATAGCGATGTCCGTAGATTGAATAGGAACAATCTGGACCGGAAGAGACCTGGAAGGATATCCGCTTGTCATCCTTGAATTCCCTTTCCAAGAGGCAATAGAGAAGCCAGTCATAAGAGGAGTGGACTCGCCCCTTAGCCCGCATTTTGAGCGTATTGCGCCCATGGTTGCCGGTTACGCAGGGTACATGGACATGCCCGAAGGCGTCGGCAAAGGACCGGACGGAGGCGCAAAGAACCTCCAGAAGATCAAGGACGGTTGGGATGGTGGGGATCTCGTTCGTCTCCCTCAGCTCATCGTGTATGTCCCCCGAAACCATATCCCCGCCGAGGGGGAACACGATTCCGGGGTAATTGGCATTGACCATGTGGTTACGGAGCAGGTCAATAGCCCGCTCGACCAGCTTCTTGGCGCGAGCATGGGCAATCCGCAAGTTGAACTTATTGACACCATTAATCTGTTCTGGGTCCACGACTTCTCCCCAGTGCCAGTCACTTGCGAAAAGTGTCGGAACCCCTGGACTGTGCTTGGCCTTGGGCGGGTCAATGATCCAGGATGGGACATCCGGCCTTGCATCTGAGAGTCCAAAAATCACCTCGCGGACATGTTTGTGATCTAACGCTTTTGCATTGTGCAGATCTCTGATTTCCAATTGGGCATTCGCCAGCCTATCGAATAGACCGGTTATGACCCGCGATGCCTCATCATTGTCCTTGGTTAATCTTTCTGCGCTTCTGCGAGCACTATCGCGTCTAGCGTTATCAAGTAACCAAAGTGGATCTTGCGCCTGGGCCATCTTGCCTCCTAGCACCAAAGTTTACGCATCATCAGGTACAAAGCAAGACCCCCGAAGGGGTCCTGTTCCGCAGGGTGTGGCCTCGACCACTCCGGCACGATCCCATGATGTCCTCACCACAAGGGTTAAAGGGGGATGATGGTTCGTTCTTCCTGCGAAGGGTTAGGCCATCTATCATCTGAACCCGGATCATCGTCGTTGAGGGAGCCGCGAATGTCGGAGAGCGTGGTTGCCTCCACGCGATGATATCTGGCCTTTGGTCGCGCCTGATGGATTCGAACCATCACTGGATAGCTCCTCAAGCTATTGCCTCTGCCAAGTTGGGCTAAGGCGCGATGTTGGTGCCCCTCGAAGGATTCGAACCTTCACTATACTGATTCTGAATCAGTCCTCTCTGCCAAGTTGGAGTAGAGGGGCCTTGGTCCCGGACCTGGGATTCGAACCCAGACTGAATCGTTTTTGAAAAGATCTCCTCTGCCTAATTGGGATAGACCGGGATGGTGCTGGCGGCGAGGATTCGAACCTGCGGTGCTTTTTACGGACCAGATTTACAGTCTGGTGCATTCGGCCACTTTGCTACGCCAGCGTTGGTGCCAACCGTGGGAGTCGAACCCACCCTTAGCGGGGTTTAAAGCCGCTGCCTCTACCTCATGGGCTAGGCTGGCAATATGGAGGAAGATGTAGGATTCGAACCCACGGAGACTTGCGCCCCTTCGGTTTTCAAGACCGACGCAATAGACCGCTCTGCCAATCTTCCAGTTGTCAATGCTTCACTAGATTCTTCTCGGCTAGGTAGGTCGTAACCACGGCCCCAGCCACGTAAAGGTAACGCTTCTTCTTCTCTGCCGCAAGGGCCTTCTTCGTATCCACCACTACCACCCGAAGGCTATCCGCCTCCTTCTGGTGTAGGTCAGCACTCTTCTCAAAGGCATCGGCCTGCTTGGACCGCGAATCGGCCAACTTCTCCGCAAGATCCTTCGCCTTGCCGAGCCCAGTAATCAGGTTCCCCTGCGCCTCGATCTTCTGTTCAAGGAACGGAACGCGAAGATTCTCCTTGCCCCAGCCCCAGATGGTCTTGCCATCACCCTCGGTGATACCAGCAAGGCTCGGGGAGATCGTCGTGCTGGGCTTCACCACCAGTTCAAGCCCCATGCCTTTAAGCTCTGAGATAAGCTGCTGTTTCTGCTCTGGGGCAGGACCGGGCTTGGGCGGGACCTGAATCTTGTCCACGGCGGTCTGGAGCTTCCCCAGCTTCGCGTCTGCCTTGTCGAGCTGAACCTTGAGGGTATCGGCATATTCCTTGAGGCGGAATGCCTCCTTCCATGCCTGCTGGGCCTCCTCTCGCTGACGGTTGGCTTCAAGTTCGTGCTGGCTGGCTTGCCCAAGAAGATAACGAGAACGCAGGGTCAATGCACCGGCCACAGAGACTCCTAGAAAGACAACAAGTATGGTCCATTTGTAGGGCCGGAGCAAGGCTGGAATTTGTTCCCTAAACATAGGCTTTCATCCTTTGTGGTAGGCCTTAAGAATTTGAGGTGTCTTTAGGCGGTTCATCTTTCTTCCCCTTCCACTTATCGACAGCCGCCCAGGCCGTGCCACCAAGGCCAACGAGAGCGCACAGCCCATAGTAGGCATTGACCCAGTTCGCGTCAATGTCCGATGCCCACAGTTTCTTGATGGAGAAGACGACCACGACCACGAACGCGAGTAGTTTCACATCCTTGGAGGAATCCTCGGAATCGAACCACCCGCGCAATGAGGTCACTAGGTTCTTGAACATATCAAGCCTCGTATCTTGAGTAAATCATTTGGCCATCAGCATTGGGGTTGGCTGTAAAAGCAAGATGCTTAGGCTTCTCGCCGTCCTTGGCGACCTGAACATGGATCCAGGGGGAGTTGTGCTTCTCAAAAATAATTTTGTCAATCGGGAGGTCGTGCAGGTGAATCAGGGCCATCTGGAATGCCTTGAACACATCCCCATTCGGGACGATATCAGCCGCGAGACCGAGGCGATGATACGAGTTTTCAACCCCACCAACGGCCCTGTTCACCGCTGGGCTGCGATACCACGAGTTGACATGCAATGGGCCAAGAAATACCCTTAGCGGCTCAAGAACCGTCTCTGCCAGACGGACCGCGTTGGGCCTTAGGACTTCGGGGATATCGTTATCCAAACCAGTAGAGGTCGTAGTCGCCTCATCCCACAAAAAATGAACAGAAACATTCTCGGACACTTCATTACTCCAAAAGGTTATAAAGGGTTACATTACTTGCGGACGAAATAGGCTACCAGAATCGCCCCAAGGAACCCAGATATGGTGAGCAACGCAAGTTGATGCCACCACTTAATACTTCCTCTGTCCCGCTGGGAGCGATCCTCTTCAATATCTCGGATCTGATTCTTCAGGCCGGTGACTTGAGTTTCTTGGAGCCGCCTCAGCTCTGCCGTCTCCCTTTCCTGGCGCTCAAGCCTTTCATTGATAGACCTGATAGTACCAGACATTTCCCCTAGCATTCTCGCTTCCTCCACTCTAGCATTTACTAGGGTATCAATCTTTACCGCGATCTGGGTCACGCTCTCCCCAACGCGCTTAATTTCCTCCCGAACGGCAGTCATGGAGTTGTTGAACTCAGGTCGGGAGATAAAATCTTCAGGCATAAATCACCCTATTTTCCATGCAGAGGCCCCGCCATCATAATACACAGGGACATGGTTAGTGCCCCCACCGGTTACAACGGAGGCGAAAGTGGTTGCGGTTGCATCCGAGACAAAGGCCCTCATGCCATCAGAACCGGCAGGTAGGGTAGCTACGGTGTAAACAGAAGTCTTGGTGGTAGTCGCCGTGAGCGCGCCCGTGGAAGCTTTCCCATCCGCGCCCACGAAGAACTTCTCAACCCCTGCATTCCGCAAACTCAGCAGTTTCGCACCGGCGTTTGACAATGCGGTATCTGTGTCCAGGAAATGCGCTACGGCACTCGCTCCATCAGCCACGCGCCCATCGAATCGTAGCCGCTCCGTTGCCTCGATCTGCCCACTGATTAACGCGCCTGACTTGGTTCCGCTGACGGTGGGATTGTCCGTGATCTTGAGGACATCGCCGGTTACGCTGAACGCGCCATAAGGGAAACGCCGGATCCATACGGTGTTGGATGCGTTGTTCGAGGCTAGTGCCCCAGCGATATAAAAAACACCGCCGTAGCTGTTCGTGCTGTTGCCGTTGACGCCGACACTGTTCGTGCTGTTGCCGTTGACGCCGACACTGTTCGTGCTGTTGCCGTAGACGCCGACATTGTTCGTGCTGTTGCCGTTGACGCCGGTACTGTTCGTGCTGTTGCCGTAGACGCCGACATTGTTCGTGCTGTTGCCGTAGACGCCGACATTGTTCGTGCTGTTGCCGTAGACGCCGACATTGTTCGTGCTGTTGCCGTTGACGCCGGTACTGTTCGTGCTGTTGCCGTTGACGCCGACATAGGTGCGCCCATACAGCGCGAACCAGCCCGTTTTTCCTGTTTCCAGGGTCCAATCGGTTCCGTTTGTAGAATACGCATGGCGGTTCGTCCCCGTAGCAGCCCGGTCCATGCTAACGGTCCCGCCTGTTGCAGCAGACCCGCCCTGGATGATTAACCAGTAGCTAGTCCCATTCACCAGCGCCGTAGAAACCGCAAACTGATAGATAGCGTAGGACGTGGTGAGCGATCCGATCCGGATATAGCTTGTGCCTGAAATCAACGTCCCCGGTGACCCCGCAACGTCCGTGTAAATCCGCCCATAAATCATAGCAGTGGGATTTGTCAGCGTTGCCGATACCTTGAGCCGTACGCCGAATGATCGGATGTTGTAATCACCAGAAGCCGTGAACCGAATAGCCTCGTAAACATTGTCCAGAACCTCATCCACGCCGGTATTGTTTTCGGTTTGAAGCGTGGAGGCGGTCTGAGAGCCATAAACGCTGGGCACGGTAGCCTGGTCAACGGTTTGGACCGCGTTGAAATAGGGCGCGGTGATCTGTTTACCGGCTCCAATACCACCGGGGGTCGTGATCGCGCCAGTAGTGGTGGAGGTTGAATCCGTGGCGTTGGTGATGGATGCGCTCGTAGCCGTGAGCGCATCCATGGACAGGTTGCCGATCCCGGTATCCCCCGCCTTGTTGATGGGGGTGAAGCCTAGTGCAGTCTGGTAGTAAGACGGTAATTGGCCACCTAGTTTGGCCGAATCAACCGCCTGCTGGGAAGCGCCGAGTGCGCCCACCATCGAATAGGTAATCCCGCCAACCGTTCCGGTAAACGTCGGGCTATTCATCCTTACAAAATCCCCCGTCCCGGTCCCGGTATATTCCGCGCTGGTGAGGTGGTAATACTGGGAAGCCGTTCCTCCCTGAAGGTTCAACAGGGAGTTATGGTCAGTGACACCAGCGGGCGTAAAAAGCGTCGTGAAGGCTGAATCAATCTGGGTTGCGGTTGAAGCCCCCTGGCTGACGATGATGCGGCCCACCAGGATCCCGTGGCTCAAGACCTCCGCTGGCAGATTGGCCGGGGGTTGGGATGCCTGAGCCTCGCCCAGCGAATAGGCCCCTTGGCCAAGGAACACAACCATGTTGTCATCGTTGGTCCCGACTACCCGGTAGATAAAATTGACTGCGTATTTCCCGCCCAGAAGCGTTTGGAGGTCGGTCCCATCATCGTACTGGGTGTTGTTATATTGGGTGATGGCAGAGAAGGTCCAAACGCCCGCGACATGATATGCCAGCCACATGGTTGCAGTAGATGAGTTTACCGCAGCCAAAACCGTCTTGACGGCCCCGTGCCACACCGTCCCACCGCCGACCGTGACATACCGCGTGGCGGCTTCACCGAGCCCAAGTCCACCGGGCTCCACGCGAAACCGCTGGGTCTTTACAATGCTCTGATGAGTTTTGTTCCCCAGCGCGTCACCCAGCTCGTCCCATTCGAGAATGTGCAGGACCGTCCCACGCCTATAAATGGTATAAACCGGGATAACTGTCGTTTCATTAATGACTGTTACATCGGTGGTGGAGTATATAATGGGCGAACCGGAATTATAATCAGCTACAATGAATTGGTTGGTGTTATCAACCATCGTAAGCGTCTGGCCCGCGATGTTGAATCGCTTGATCTTACCGATACCATTCGTATTGGTAAAGAAGCAATACAGGCCGCTGGTGAAGGTAATGGAACCGTCGCCGTTATCCATATATGTCGGCGCAATCTGCATACCCGCTGACAGACTGGGAGCAGGGTTAGCCGTTACCACCCAGTCCCCACTCCCGCTGGATTCAATGGTAATGGTCCCATAGGGATAATTGATGAGACGGGTTGCGTTGCCCTCAATCTTGTCGGTCCCATCGCATACGATGTTGATGTAATTGGTGAGGTTACAGGAGCCATCTTCATCCATGATCATGATGGTCTGCATCATCGTCGTGGACGGGGGAAGATACAGCATTCGCGGGGCCGTAAGCCCCGAATACATGACCATCCTACCGTTGGCCCCGGTAATCGTATGGTCCGTGTCTACCACCGCTTCTGCGGTGTAATAGACAGGGGAATCGTTGGTTACGAGGCTGGTAGTCACTGTTCCGACCTACGCATGATCTTACGCTTCTCCCTGAGACCCTGTTTCAGCTTCCACGCCTCAAGGGATTCCTTCTCTTCCGGCGTCTGCGTCCCGGCAATGTAGGCCCCCGGCGTAGCATACCCGCGAGGCGGGTTGCCGCTGCTCAATGCTCTGATCTGCTTCACGCCAGACATGCTGTTCAACCAAGCCTCCGGTCCACCTCCGGTAAGTGTATCAAACTCATCCTTCAACCCAAAGAAGGGAGAGATATTTACAATACCCTTATCGGCCAGAAGAAGAAGTTGGTTCTCAAATGCCTTGTCTTCATCCACCTGATTGCCAGTGATCTTCGACTTGGCCTCATAGTAGCCCCACTTGCCAGCATGTTTCAGGAAGTCCATATTCACTCCGGCAACATGCAACATGGAATCGGCCCAATTCACTCCCTTCATGGAGGCGGCCCCTGCGATGGCACCAAGGGCGATGATGTGCCGGACCATCTTTGCGGAGTCCTCGGACCCGAAGATGTCTTTTGAACCAGAGAGCCCGCGACGGACGATTTTGGCGTGTAGTTCACCAAGCTTCTGAGGCGTCTGTGTGAACATCACCGCCCATCGGGAGGCTGGGTTCTTGATGTATTCAGCCGCGTCAGCCCCCCCACGGAAGTTGTAGTCAAGGATGTTGAGGATCATCCCATTCATGGTTTTCTCAAACGGGATATTACGGCCCTTCTCGATGGAAGAGAGAATATTCAACCCGTTCTCGAAAGCTTCGACCGCCTTCACGGGCTGGGCCAGCGCATTCTTGATGAACAACCGGGTATTGCCAATGGCCTTCGCCCCCTTGGACCCCGCGATCTTAGACTCAATGGGATCGGTCAGGCCGGAAACAAAGGGGTTCTCCTGAAGCATCCCGAGAATTTCTCTGGTTCCGTAGAATTGGTGGACCAATTGCGCCTTGGCTCTCCAGTCAGGCTTCTGGATACCGAGTTTATCCATGATGCCGCGCAAAACGGGGTTCCCGGCGATCCGCGCCTCGACCAGATCCTTACCTCCTGGGGCCAGCCACGCATGGTGCTCTCCCAGCATATTGGCCAGTTTGTAGAGGTGCTTGTAGCCCGTGCGCGGGTTGAAGGCCAGAAGCCGGAAAGTCTCGTAAGCCTTTAGATGATCAACAATCCTTGAGATCGGGTTGACCTCCTTCGGACGCTGCATGTTGGACAACATTGACTCGACATATGCCGCCGCGTTAGGGGCATAATTCTCGCTACCGGGATTTGCGTATCCCTCTAGGTTCTTGGGGTCCACCATGGGACGCCACTTATCCATGATCGGCTGCATCGCCAGCTTCTTCGCCACGGTTGGAACATAGAGCGAAGCAGAGCCATAGGCAGAGGGAAGCCACGAAGAAGAATCTTCCATGCGGCTGGCGAACTTCAGGATCTCCGGGATTCGCTTTGCAGCACCGGGCATCATCGAAACCTGGAAAGCCTCGGGGTCCAATTGGCGGATCAGGTGGGGGACATAATCTTCGTCAAGCGTGGGGATCCCGGCCTTGTCGAGTTTGGCCTTGAAAGCTTGCATGGCCTCACGGTAGGCATCAGCCGCCTTGCGCTCTTGGGGGGTAAGACCCGGAACTTCCTTCCCCTCTGCCGCCAGATAAATTCTGGCATCGGCATATTTGCTTGCGAAATCCTTGATCATGGCGTCCTTGCGAGCCAAGATGCCTTTCAGGATCCCGCTAAGGGTGGTGTGCATATCACCGTTGCGCTCATCCCAAGTATCGAGATCCGTCTTCGCTTTCTGGATCGCCTCAGCGTTCTTTGATTCCTTGGCGGAATTCAATTTATCCACCAGTTCCCGGCGGGCAGAATCCAGAGGGAAGAAGCGTTCCGCGTTCCTTCGGAAGGTCTTGAATAGCGGGGCGATCTCCTTCTGCATCTCGGCAGAATTGTCACCGAAAGGCTTCAGGATGTCCTGGAAAAACCGTGTGGTTTCTCCGCGCATCATGACCATATGGGTTGCGGCCTTCTGCATATCAACGGTCGGCCCCTCTGCGGTCGGCCAGATGCCATCCTCGATGATATGCGGAGACAGCATGAACCGCTTTACATCATCGGATTTGGAGAACTTCATATCCTTAAGGACGGGGAGAGCTAACCCCGTAACCATTGTGTCGGAGATTGGCATGATTCTTCCAGATCCATCGTATTGGTGCTGGATCATGCCGCGCTTGTCGGCCTCATTGAAGAACTCAACTACGGGATTCTTCTCCTTCCAGGTCCAGATATCCTTCATAGCCCTGGCGGGTTCCGCTACGGATTCCTTGAGAGCCGTGGTCACTCGCTCTCCAATATCCTGCACGGCCTTGGTTTCCACGGGTTTGACAGATTCCTGGGGCGGGATCTTCTCTCCGGGGAATGAATACTTCTGCCATGCCGCGTGGCGGGCTGCCTTCGCTTCGGTAGAATCACCGGGGTAGAATTCCTTCAGCATCTCCGCAAATTCTTGGCGATGCGCCTGCTTTTCAGCCTTGATATCGGGTCCGATGGCGCCCAGCTGCGATTCGCGGGTTCCCGAAATGGCATTGTGGAAGTGCTCCGCGAGTGCCTGCGCGACATCACGGCTAATGCCCTTAATCTTGGACATAATCCTGACCACGGTTTCCTTGACCGTGGCACCAAGCTTGCCGATCCGCCCCATCACCTCGCGGCCAAGGTCTGCGTCAGTGGCACCTTCAGGTAGACCCAGTTCGCGCTTGGCGGCCTCTGCCGTGTCGCGGAGAGCTCTCGGGATATCAAGCCCAGAGTAAAGATCACCCGTCATTCCACGGCCCATTTCATGGACCTGCATGACCTTATTCCCAAACCTGCCAAGGACGGCCTGGTCGTTTCCTAACCCTTGGCTATTCTGGACCTGTGGCCCTCCAGTTTTACCGGAAACCATGATGATGGCCTCGCCATTCCTGACGGGGGCATCGGGCTGCGGACCAAGGTTGGTTACATTGCCAGTGCGATCCACGCGATAGTAATTGTCACCCCTCTGGGCCCTTTGGATTTCTTCGTTGGACAGAAGGTTTGAGCCGGATCCCTGGGGGGTTAGGCCACCCTGCTCTGCATTGCGGGACACTGCGGCTTCCGACCAAGCCTTATTGGCTCCATCCACACCACCGATGGTCTGATAGAACGCCCTGAAGTCTTCGTCGGACATCTTATCCCGCATGTCCGCGAGCCATTCGGATGCGTTCCTATACCCATCCTTACTAGCGGCAGCCACCAGATCAGCGACTCGGCCCGGAATATCAGCGGTCCCTTCGCCCTGAGACACATCCGGGCCAATGGCACCGCGTTCACTACCCGGCTTCTTCATTTCGGCTTTCAGGTTTTCCCATGCCTGACGGGTATTCTCCCAGCCCATTTCTTCCGGGGCTTTACCTGTATTCTCAAGGATGCGCTGTTCAACATCAGCAAGTTCGTTGCGGAGACCTTCGACCGTCTTCTGCGCGATCCTACGGCCCTCCGGCCCACGCTTTCTTCCTGCGTTGGTAGCCTGTTCGGTGGCGCTCTGGATATCTGCCAGAAGCTGCTCACGCCTCTGGTTCAGTGCTTCGATGGTATCGGCCTGTTCGCCAAGGCCGGATTCAACCTCAAAGCGTCTCTGGGACTGACTAACCGGCTGCTCGGCGGGGATGGGTTCTTGCGACGGTTCTGGCTTTAGTTCCTCTGCGGGGATATTGGTTTCTGGAAGCGCACCAGCCTCCTTGCGCAGCCTCATCGCCTTAGCCGGATCTCCAGACTCTAACGCCCGCTTCGCCTCGGCAAGAATGGATTCGCGGGTTCTGGTGGGTTCAGATTCGGCGATTGGCGCAGCAGTTTCCGCGACACGCTCGGGTTCTTCACCAATACCGCTGGGTTCGATCACTGGCTTTGCGGGTTCCTTGCCGCGAACCAGATCCCGCGCACCTCCAACAGCGGCCCCGACCAATTTGGGGACGGCATGGAAGGCGATGCCCATCTTGATATCATCTAGGCGGCGCTGGAGATTAGCAGCAGCTTCAGTGGGAGAGCCGCCCAATGGCGCGGCGGCCTCCGAAATGGCATCATTGGCAGCCCCCATCGCCGTGAAGTCTACGGCAGATTTGGTTGCGCCAACCAATAAGTCCGATACAAATTTACTGACAGGACCGCGTCCACCAAGAGCGATCTCTTTGGTTAGGGCACTCCATAGAGCCGGGTATTGAGACGAAAGGACTGGCTCTAGCGCAGTGGATGCGGTCTTTGTGATTCGGCCAGCCGCACCAATTGTCGCTCCGATACCCCCCTGGGCCAACCCGGAGAGCTGCGCCGAGGCTTCATCAGCCCCTCGCTCTTTGGCGGATTCGTAACCGGCCTCATACATACCGGTTCCCATGGTAAGCGGAGCCAGTGGTGTCAAGTGAGGCGCAACCCCACCGATCACGGCTCCAATTTTCCCCATGGTAGTCTTGGCTTCTGGCATCGGGGTTTCTTTGATTTGCCGCGAAATTTCCGATGCGGCCCCAGTCAGTGGATTCGCCTGTTGCCCGCGAATGGTCCCGGTGTCAGCGCCCTCGCCAATCGGGAATGCCTCACCAGCATATCTGAGTAGTCCAGCAGTAGTTTCCTGCGCCGAGCGTTTCCCGTGCGCATAAAACTGTTCCCCAAATTCCTTGATTGGGCTTTGTTCACGGCTGATTGCACCTGCCCTCATACCCGGAATGATTTCCGTAATCCCCGCCCGCTTTGTCTGGTGGGCGCTCATCATCGGCATGGACGCAGATCTGGCCGCCCAAGCGTTGGCGGCCTGCGTAGCCTCTTCCGGGTTATTGTAGACGCCGATATGATTGCCCGTTTCCCAATATTGCCTCTGCGCTTCTTCATCCGTCAAATCGCGTCCAGAGGCATCGCGGGTTGGGATTAGAGCGATCTTACCTCCGGGCATGGGATGGGCCATGACACCGGGATTTGCAGGAGGAGCCGTTGTCGCATCCGGGGGCGCTACATAATCAGGGGGCGGAACATACCCAGTCTCACCCCCGGCGTCAGGAGGAGAAACATAGTCGGGAGGCGGCACATAAGGCATCTAATCTCCGCTACTTATTTGGAACCCACTTGCCAAGGGGGCCAGAGAATTTCCATGCACCCGTGGGGGAAATTTCCCCATCGTAGTTCTGCTTGGGTTGTTCAGGTGTTGCCGCCTTGGGGGAGGGGATATGTTGGCGAGGCTGAAGCAGATTAGCCCGCGCTTCATTGATGAGGTTCTGAAGCTCATAATAGCGCACGGAACGGGGATTATTGGGATCCTGTGCCGGGGCCTGCCCCATCGCATTGAGATACTGTTTCTGCTCCGCCTGGAGTGACCGGATCTGGATATTCAGTGCGTTCTGGACATTCGTCTTGGCAGTGCTGACGCGAGGATCGTCCTTGACGAATTCATAGATTTCCTGATCCGTAGCGCCGGGATGAAGTTTTCTCGCATCTTCTTCAGCGGCATCCCAGAGAAGCTGTTTGGCGGGAGTCTTCGCTCCGGTAGGCCCAAACACCGTTTTCTGCGCCGTAAGCTTCTGCTGTGCGATATCCTCAAGCGCCTTGCGATGGGACTCCAGACTCCTCTGGTTTGCAGCAGCAGTGGCAGCACGCTCTTTCGCCGCTTCCGCCAGTGACTTCCGGTATTCAATCATTGGCATGGCTTCAGCCATCTTGGTCGGGTCTGCCGCGATCATGCTTGCGACTTCCTTGGGAACCAAACTCTGTGATCCATCGCTATGCGTGATAGCGACCTTGCCGGGATCATCAGGGTCAATACCAATGGATTTGACATCAAAACCAACCGAATTCAGATAGGGTACGGCTGACTGGTAGGATCCGCTGGCCATCGCTCTACCAGCCTGCTGGAGCGCCATGTTCTGATGCATCTGGCCGAACTGCATGGCCTGTTCATTCAGTTTCATAGCCGACAGACCAAACCCCTTCTTCTGCAACATCTGGGCGCGCTGGGAAAGCTCATAAGCCTGACGCTGGTAGGGAGTTACATACTCAGTCGGTTTAACAAGTCGCGTGTCCTGTGGAGCATTTATTGCCTCCATCTGGGACGCCGTAGGCGCATTAGGAATAGCCGTGGCTGAAGGCAACCCATTCGAGGCCATTGACGCCTGCGTTTCTGGCGATACGGCGGCCATTGGCAGGCTATTTAAAAGTGCCGTATTGGGGCTCGTCTGCTGAGGAACCTGCGCCGATAGCGCCTCGTTCAATGCCTGCTGTTCAGCCTGCTGACGCTGGAGCGCCTGCATCTGGAGGCCCTGCATGTTCATCGCCAGAGCCGCCTGCTGACGGTTCTGCATCTGCTGTTGGGCACCCGCGATTCCGGCCCCAATCCCATAAGCCATTCCAAAGGGGGAAGAAGGCATCATTTACTCCTAATCACGGGGCGGTGGGGGGTGTTGGGATTGGACCTTCCGCCATGGGCAGACCATAGACTTGCGCTGGAGGAAGTGCCATGTTGGCATTCTGGTAGGCCGCCCCAACTTGCTGGACGCTCATCGGGGCCTGATAGGGCTGGTTCATGCCCTGGAGCGCATAGCCCAGATTACCGAGGTTCTGTCCAAATCCCTGCCATCCCTGGGCCGCCGCCTGGTTATACATACCCGCCTGCTGGCCGTAGAGATTGGAGAGGTTCTGCATCCCACCCATGTAGGCACCACCAGCCTGCTGGATCTGCCCGCGACCAGTCAACTGCATCCCCAGATTGCGCCGGTTGATAAGTCCCTGACCGTAGGCCCCACTCAATGCCCCGGCCTGACCAAGCGCGGCACCTCGCATGGCACCAACATCTAGACCAGAACCTGCCACGCCGCGCATGGCCATGGAAGAAGAAATGTTGCGAAGTGCATCACCATAATTCTGCTTGATGGCCGCGTAGTTCTTCTCGTAATCAAGAGGCTGGGTGGACCGCGCTTCGGCCCCTAGTTGCTCCTCGACCGGCCCATAGAGCCCCATGTAGCGGTCATACATCTGCTTACGGAAGTCCAGATCGGCTTGGGCCATCTGCTGCTGCTGAGACATGGCCTTAGAACCAGCCTTGCTGGACTTACTGGCACCATAAAGGGAGGCACCTGCACCAACACCAGCCGCAGTAATGACACCAGACATATTAAACCTCCACTGCTAATATAGTATCGCCATAAAGAATGTGGTCCAGTTCTTCATATGTTTCGGCATAGATTTCTTTTTCGGCAGACTCAACATCGGTAGCATTGACAGAAGTCAGGCAGGTCCAAACGACATCAGTATGGCAATAGCCGAATCTCTTGGCCCCCGCTGGAGAGGCGTAAATATGAGGTCCCCGGACCCTACCATTGAACGCTTCAGACCGGACGGTGATTTCTCCATGGGACAAGATGATCATTTGCGGGACTTTATAGATCTTCCCGGTCAACACAGTCCCCTTCGGGGCGACCATCGTCCTCGCATAAATGCCTGCCCCGAAATGATGCTCGATGGGGATCTCGACTTGGGGCAGTTCCATCAACCGCTTTTCAACGGCCATGATTCGCTCGCGGAACGGCATGGAAGAATCATCAAAATCCATAAGTGCAGACATATCGCTCTTCTCTGCCGAATGGACAGCCTGCTTTGCCTTGATGACCGAATTAGGCCGTAAGATCAATGATCTCTCCATCGTTCACGAAAAGCGGGAGTTCGGGATGGGCGGGGAAGATCGGTGGGATATCCTCGATCTTGCTCTTGACGGACCACCAATAGAGGGCCTTGCCGGGCCAACCGGCCTTTGCAGTATCCTTGAACATCTGTTCATCCAAAAGATCCAAATAGTCGATATGCCCTGTGATCCGGTTCCCGTGAAGATCAACCTCCTTGAACCCCAAACCGATGAGATTCCTGCCAGCTCGCGGGTTATTGGGTTTGACCGATCCATAAAGCCGATTGCAGTCGGTATCCGTGAAGATTTTTCGGATGGCCTTACGCATGGCACCGACTGCTTCCATCCCCCATGCCGAGGGCAGAAACGCGGTCAACCCAAGATACTGGCCATCCCCAAGTGCTTCAGCCATCATCACGCCCTTACCAGGAACCACCAGTGTCCACATCAAATCAATTGATTCGGTAGAATCAAGCTCGTGATCCCCGAACCAAATATGGGGCCGGACCTTCGGGTGATTCAGGACGGAATTGATGAATGGCACATCAGCCTTGGTCGCAAGGTGCATGTTAAGCCTTGATCTCCGTGATGCGGAAGGAAGAAGTGGCAACGCCCCCGAAGATGGCCGTCCCCGCGTTTCCGTTCAGCGTAAAAGTTCCCGCAGTAGACCCGCCGACATTCAGCTTCAGGGTAGTGGCCGAGGTGGAGGCAGCCGTGAACTGATAGACCATCGTCAGGTGGACATCCTGATTGGTGGTCGTGGTCTGCATCGAAACGGCAGCAAGAGCATTCGCGGTGGCGTCTTGGAACAGGGCCGCAATGACATGCGCAGCCACCGAATACGCCCCAAAGATCGTCGCCTCTACTCGGATCAGGTTCCCGGTCGCGGAGGGCGTAAAAGCCACCGAAAAGAAGTTAGTTCCTTCGGTAGACTGGGGGATCGTATTGTCAAACGGGATGGTGGTCGTGCCCGTAAGGGTGGTCTGGGAAACAGTGGTCTGTGTCTTGACCACGGAACCAGAACTACCAGATGCAGGGGTCTGGAAGGTGGCCGTCCCGGAACCGGTGGCAGTCAGAACCTGCCCGACAGTGGCCGTAGACGCGCCCTTGCACTCATGAAGTGCGGGATCAGTCAGTGTAGAATGTCGCGCCATATAGTCACTCCGCTGTAATTATAGCCCCATATTGATCTTCCACAATATCCCAATCAGTATGAACACCAGTAACGCCTAATCCAGCCTCATCAGATACGACATTACCGGATTCATCCATGATAATATCCTCAGTTTCGGTCAGGTCCACAACGATAAGATCCAGATTCGCAATCCCATCTGCCCCCGAATCCCCCTTATCTCCCTTGTCCCCCTTGATGGGAGTGCCGGAAGTAGAAATCCCAGCTCCCACCGTTGGAGAATTACTAATATTAGTGGGATTTAGGACTTGGTTAGTAGTTTGCTTCTGGATAAGCTCAAGCGCCCGATTGAGGTCAGGCAGGGTGAGGTTAAGAACACGGTGGATGGTCACGATGTAGAACTCGTCGGGGAAACGGTATATTCGATGGCTCTTGGCGCAGCATCGCCACAGATTTCAATGTCTAGCGAGTAACCGCGAGTTCCCACCGGCAACCCGAATCGGCGGTCCTTGCTGGGGGTTTCAGTCATTGTAATGGTCCCATCGGCAATCCAGACACCATCTACATAGGCCCTGATGTATAGGCTGCCCGTGCCGTGGAATTCAATCTGCTGGAACCGCTTCCGTTCATCCGGCGCTCCGAAAGTCTGGGCTCCCGTGCGAACATGCAGAGGAATTCGGAGCGACCCATAGGGCGGAGCGAACCGATAGATAGACCTCCCGTTAAGCGTGGTAGGCGTGGCGCTAGAAAGTGTCGATTCGGCGGCATAGAAGGAGGTGAAATTATCAAGAGTCCCGGTCATGGATCACCACAAAAGAACTTGCGCCCGCTGCGTTGAAGTTGCCCCGCTCATCGACACAAATCTATCAGTCCCGTAAACGCTACAATTCCAGGTCCCATTGGGCACATTGGTGCTTACCCTGTAGAAGGTCTGGCAATCCGGCGTCAGATAAGAACCCCACGTAAGATTTGGTGTAGTAGGGGTTATAACGAACTGACCGTCCCCGTAGGAAACAGAACGGACTTGGACACCCGCATCCGGTAGACTGACAAGGTGCCAGGTTATCCCATCGCTTGACCACATGACCTGATTTGAGGTAACAACATTCGCAACGGCAACATAGATCCCATTCCCATAGGCCACGCTGATCCAACTCTGGGAGGGCGCTGCGGTATGAGAAGTCCAGTTGATCCCATCGGGAGAGGTCATCGTTGTCCCGCCAGTGCACACCGCCACGAACTGCCCGCCACCATAGCAGATGGCCCTCCAATCCTGATTAGACGCAGTATTCCTGCTGGTCCAGGTGATGCCATCCGGCGATGTCATGGCCTGCCCGGTTGTGCCGTTAAGATAGGACAGGGCCGCGAAAACGCCATTTCCATAAGCCACGCATTGCCACTGTTTATTGGGGAATGTTGGGGCGGTCCATGTGATTCCGTCCGTAGAATAAACCACATAATTCGCGCCAGCATGAGTCCCGACCATCACATAGGTCCCATTGCCATATGCGGCACTCAGGAAGTTGGCCAGAACCGGCGAATTCCGCTGTGTCCAAGTAGAGCCATCGGGCGAAGTGAGAATCCCATTCGTCCCGCTGGTATTGTCATTTGCCCCAGTAACAAACAGGCCATTCCCATAGGTCATGGCAGTCCACACTCGGGCATAGGCCGTATTGCCAATCCAGTTGGCGACCTTCACATTGATTGTCTTGCTGGCAATGGCCGTCCCGCCAGTAGACGTGTCGGTAGCCGTCACCTTCGCCAGAAGGCTCCCCGTAGTGTTGAGATTCTTATTGACCGGGTTCCCGTAAAGGGTGTCTCCGTCGCTGAAGTCCCAACTATAATTGAACGTGCTCCCGGGATTGCCGACGGTGGAGGCAGAGGCCGTGAAATTGGCCCCTCCGCCGAGGATAAAGGAGCTTACCCCGGAGGGGGAATAGACGCGGATCTTCACCGACTGAGAAGTGGATGTAGCGGTCCCAACCGTAGCGACAACCTTGAAGGTGGACCCATCATCGAGATTGGATACAGCCTTTACGAGGGTCTGCGAGGTGGCGCCGACGATTGCCGTGTTATTTTGATACCACTGGTAGGAAACGGTCCCGCTTGAAACCGCCTGCGCCGATAGGGTCAGCGTCCCGCCATTCGCCAGGGTCGTATCGGACGTGGCCGCAGCCGTCACGGACACCGAATCCGGGATGGGTGTAGGAGTGTTGACGGTCAGCGTAGCCGTGGAAGAAGCAGCCGTCCCGTTGGCATCTACCACAGTGCAGTAGAAGGTATCGCCATTGGTGCAGGTTGTTACGTCAAGAACGATGCTAGAGTCGTAGCCCCCATATCCCTTAGTCGGAATCACCCAACTGGATGGGACCGGAGAGCCATTCCGATACCAAGTCACGGTCGGAGTGGCATTACTGATGTATTTAACGCCCATGGCGATGGAGTTATAGGTTACCCCGCCAGAGGTCCAAGGAATCGTCGTGCTGGATGGCTGCGAATAGATGAATGGGGCCTGCGTACTGGAGAAAAGGATGACGCTACCCTTGCTCGTAGACGTGTCTGCCGTGAAGGCCGTAGCAGATGGATTGGTCGTATAGAGCGTGTATTTATATCCGGTGGTAGCCGTAACCGATGGCGTCGTATAGGTAAACGCCAGATAAGACGCAAGGGTATTAAAGGTCTGGGTGGCGACCGTAGTCTCACTTCCGGTAGTCGGGTATACCTGCATCTGGGTGATATATACCGTCATCGGAAACGATGCAGTCGTTAGCGGAGCCCCAGTCCCGAGCGGATTCACATCGAGATAGAGCAACTTGGTTGTTCCATTTGGAACCGTCAGACAATTCCCATAAGAATTGAACATCCAGTTTGAATAGAACAGATCCGTGGTGATCTTCGGATAAATAACCTCAGAAAACCCATCCAATGGACTGAGTTTAAAAACGTGTGCATAGGTATCACCGGGTCCAGAGAATGACAGTGAACCGATGGAGGCGTTGGGGTTGGACGGGACCGTGCATGGGATCGTAACGGCGGTATTGTTATTGGCCGTCCCACTGGTAGTAACGCCGAATTGAGTGAAGATCCAAGTCACCGGGTAAGGGCCATCAAGCGCAAAGGTATAGTTCACGCTCTGCCCGACCGTAATAGTCCCAGATGGTTGGGTCATTTGGGTAATGGCGCTCATACTGGGCTCGTAATGGTTACAGTCGTTACCGGGGCCGCATTGTCGAATAAAACGTATGCGTTTTCAAACTCGTCTACGTGCGCGTCCAGAGCCTTCATGCCTAGTGTCGTGATGGGAAGTCCCGGCATTTGCAGATCAATCACGAAGGCTGTATTCCCGGCATAATCGTCCCCGGAATAGAACAGATAATACTTGCCGAGGTGGTAGAATGATTTGATGTATTTGTTATAGCCCTCGATGGTCCGCGTATTGTCAAGGGTAAAGACATACTGGTTGCCCTTGATGCTTTCTTCCCCAGCCAGATCCGCATAGTTACGGGTCATTATCGTGGGCATCCACCAGAATGGATAGGGGGAACTGAGCCGGGAGGGGGCAGTCAAGGTGGTTCCGGGAATGCGCGTATCAGTTAGACACTCAGCCTTGGAACCATCGAAGATCATGATGCCGCGCTTAGACAGATACATCAGGCCCTTATCGGTTTTCTGGACCGAGTGGGGGGCAAAGCAACCATCTTCTGCATGGGTTTTGAACTGGCTCATCCCTGTAGCGGTATTTCCATCAATGCGGTAGATGGCGTCCTCGCAAAGAACGATTAGGCCCTGTGCGAAAGAGGCAAGCGCAACGGGTTGGTAGCCAAAGGAAAGGGAAAAGGTTTCCGGCCACGCATCGGGCTGGAGAATGGGCGTCCAGCGCACGGTATGGCCCGAAATGCCAAAGAGCATCCCATAGTGCAGCTCGATGCCCTGCAAGCCAAGCGGGGCCTTATCGAAGTCAACATCCTGCCCGTTTTCGGAATAGAACGAGGTCGGCGTTCCACCCAGCGCAGAGAATGGTTTGGCATCCGTATAGGTGGTTTTGTCTAGCGTGACTTCATCCACCAGATTCCAGATTCCCTGCTCACTTCGGTAGATTCTCCAGCGCCAGTAGTAGTTATTATTCGGGCACCATTTGACGGTGGTAAGCGTGATGGTTGCGGTCGTCAGTAGCGGGACAGAGAAGGATGACGCCGAAATGCGGGTAGCCTTGTAGAACCCCGAGACGGTCTGGCCGGTCCCGGTCCCGACGAGATAAACCATATCCCCAGTAGCCACGGACGAAGCAGCCGTGTAGTTCACGATGGACTTCACCGGCTGGACCCTCGCCGTAGCGGGCAAGGGAGTCCCATCGCTCGGGATATTCACGCCCGAAACAGCGAAGTTATTAGCATCGATATAGATGATGTCATAGGTCTGGTTGGACCACACGGGGTCAGACAGGCCGTAGAAATAGCCCTTATCATCCGTGGAGAACCCATGATTCGTCTTGGCGAACTTGGTCATTCCCGTGATGGAGTTATATGTAACCGCGACTCCACTTAACGATACCGGAGGATAGGAAGTTGCCGATACGGCGGGGATGGTTCCAGTTCCCGAGACAGCCGTAGCCACTCCGCTGGAATTGGTCACATCGAAATACCCGTCATTCAGGAAGTCTCGGGTGATGATCCGCCCCTGTGCCGCCGTAATTTCCTGCGAGGGGGATGAAAGCCCGGACTCGTCGAATACCCCGTTCACATTTCTCAGATAGGAATAGGCGTAGGTAAACGGCTGTTCCTGCTGGAACTGCGTGGCATTATCACCCGAAGAAGTGGTCGATCCCGTGTCAGCATAAGACAGCGCGGATGCCGGGACTTCCGTCAACCGGTATTGGGCAGTCTGTGTTCCCTCGAAGATAATGTAGCCAGTTGCCTTCGGAACCGCGCCCCAAGTCAGATTTACCGAAGCACCGGCATGGGTCGTATCATCTACCGTGACAGAAACCGGGGCCGTGGGCGGCATGATGCCGTCCTTCGTTCTTGCGGAAATTCGGTACAGTCTTTCCCCATCGGGAAGATTCCCGGCTCCGGTATAAGAAACAGATGCGGATAATCCCGAGGGGGAAAGATCTGTAGATTTGCCCACGGCCAATGGAGTCTTGGGCCTGGCCGTCCCGAGAAGGGCCGTAACCCCGCCAATCGTCTTAGTAGGGTATTTCCCTTCCTCAGTGGTATAGACCCTCTCGATCCCACCAACAAATTCGCCCACATGGTCTTGCCATTTGTCGGAGTGAAACCAGCGCCCACGGTAGGACCATGACCGCGTTGTGGTAGATGGCGTTGCAAATTGCCACTCGGGGGCCTTGAACGGGCGGGGAGAGCCCGAGCGAAGGTCCACATTATCGAGAACCGTTGCGAATCCTTCCGGCAGGATGGCCTTATCGCCAACCACATTGATTCCCTTCTCGAAGGAAAGCCGGTAGGTCTTGCTCACGCCTTGATCCCTTCGATGAAGTAACCCATGATCGTCGGGTAGAGATTCCCGCCCTTATCCTTGATAATGGCATTGAAGGTCCGGGTCGTGGTGGGGTTCGCACTAAGGATCAAACCCGCATCCCCGTTGCTGTCAGATCGCCCGCAGGGCCAGCTTTGGGCAAATGTCCCAGCGGTATTGGACCCCACGAAAAACACGATCCACTTGCAGTCGCTTTCATTCGCGGTCGTGCCATCGGGATAGGTGGGAAGGGGCACGGTCTGGGTAGCAGAAGTGGTGAAGGTAAGCAGCCCCACAGCACGAGCGATATTAGACTTCACTGTAATGGAAGTCGTGATACCCGCGACGGCCTCTGAGATCTTGGGGGCGATGCCGTTTAGAATCGTGGTGCTGGTATCCGAAAGATTGGTCGTGGTCGCCAGATCCACGCCATTCAGCTTGGCGGAAGTAGTGAAATTGGGGGCATCATTCGGGGCCCATCCGGTCGCACCCGCAATAGCGCCGGTCATAGTCCCACCCGTTAGGGGGAGCATACCCAGATTCGCGTTATTCGCGTTCCCGATCAGAACCCATGCAGTAGAAGAGGTATTGGATTCGTAGATGTCGCCAGTGGTAGTGTCCTGGGCCTGATATCCAGCCACAGGAGTAGGGAGAGCGCCTGTCCCGATATAGCGGTTTCCAACAAGGGTGTAGGTCATTTACATCTCCCGTTCGGCCTGTGTCCGGCTCGTATTCAACTTAGCGAGCAGAACCGGATCAGCATACCCAATCAACTGATTGAATTTGGTCATGTAGGAATCTGCAAGAGCGAGATTCTGGTTATCTCCGTCCAACTGCAAGAGCCAGAAGGCTGCCGCATATTTCAGGTATTCGTTATGCGGATCGGGGATTCTAGCATCCACGGTATCCGCGTCCAGGGCCAGATCGGTTGGCTTCTGGACATAGCCCACAATAGCCGTATATGCGGGGCTCGGGATGGGGGTGAGCTTTACCTTGGCTCCACTCCAAAGAACCCACCTGCGGGGAGGATAGCCAGCGGTGGCCTGCGTGAGCGTCTGCCATGTATTGCTGTTATCCGACTCGAACTTGAAGCTGGACTCAATCAACTGAGTCGCGGTCGTTCCACCCACATTGAAGATCACGCGCCGGACCCTGATGTAGTCAGTGGGTAGAGTCACAAACCCGCTGGCATCCGGGACGATGGGGGACGATTCCGCATAGGTGATGCCGGTCTTTACGGCATAGTCCTTGATAGCGAAATTGATTGCATCCTGATACATCTGGAGCGAGTAGGTGGTCAGCTGCGGATCACCTACGATGTACTGGGTCCATCCCCGGATGGTTTGAAGCGTCTGGGCCATTACAACCACCTTGTATCATAGGATCGGACTGCCCGCGCCGCGAATACCTTCCCGACAGCTCTGGCCCGTCCCGACTGACCGAGTAGGGCACTTGCCTTCAGGAAGTCGATTTCGCGGTTGTAAAGAACCTCACGGTCCTTGGCCAGCCCCATGTTCTGACCGGGACCGGGCTGCATCAGGAGCATGGCCATCGCCCCCGCGATGATCGCTTCTTCAGCCTCTTCGGGGAGCGGGATGGTATCAATCTCGCCCGAAGGGATGTAAGAGACAGTTACTTCCAGCGTGGAGACATCAGTAGGCGTCGGGTAAAGCTGGATGACCGAATTGCCCTGATAGGCCCAAGAGGTGATGACACCCGTGCTGTAATCGCGGTATTGCTCGTAATTATCAATCGTTGTCTGGTTGTATTCGTAGAGCGTCTTGTAGGACTGCATATCCGCGTCATAGACACGGACCAGCATCACGCGGTAAATGGCCCCATTCGTGACTAGGCTCGACAAATCAACAGTGGGGGTAAGTGCAACAGTAGATGCCGTGACTACCTGCTGGGCATAGCCAGTCTGGCGGCAGATCTTACGGACGGTTTCCTGGATGGCGTAGATTGCCCGCGACTCCTCCAGATCCTCGCGGAATACCTTAACCTTCGGGAGCAAGGATCTGACGGTAATGGACATTTGATCTACCTCCCGTGCTTCAGGATAGCATCAATCAGAGAATCCTTCCTACGCCTATCGCATTCGATCTCAAAATCATCAGCGATTTTCTGCAATTCCTTCATGGAATAGCCCTTCAGTTGGTCTTCCGTATAAACCTCGGGGTCTTCCTCCCCCTCGACCTCGTGCATGACGAGTCGGTAGCTTTCGGGGTCGCTCTTGGCGTAGGCGATGAGATTCGGATTGGGATCAAATTCAACGCCCGTCTTGGTGTTGAAGACACACTTAATGCTCTGCATTCATCCTCCAAGGCTCGGGGGAGAGCCTAAACCCTCCCCCGGCTTGTCATCGGTTATTAGTAGACGCGGACACGAACCATCGCTTCCGGCTTGACCGTCTTGAAACCATAGACATTCAGGCCGCGAACCAGGGTGCCGAAAGTGCGCGGGTTGGGCAGCATCTCGGGCTTCTGGAACTGCGAAGCAAAGGCAAGGGCGCTGGAGTGACCCACGAGGCACTCCGAGGGGGCGCCGACGGTGGCACCATTGGCATTGAGGATGTTGTTGCTGATGTACACCTTCATGCCGTCGATCTCACCGACATAGCCATTGCGCAGGGGAGACTTATCATCGCCCGTGATGAGGACCTGCTTCAGATCGGAGAGCTTCAGGTAGTTGGCGAACTGCGGGGTAATCACGGCCCAGCGGTTCCCATCGCGGGGAACATTGTTCGCATCAAGCACCTGACCGGCATTGAGCAGGGGGGTGATGTAGGTGGCGGTGGCCAGCGAAGAAAGCTGGAGGGGAGTCGTGACGCCAATGCTCGTGCCCACGGTATTGGCGGTGGCAACATCGGCATACACGGACTGGAGCACAGACTGGTCAATGGCGACCTTCATCTGCATCGCAGCATCTTCCGTCAACTTCTCGATGATGGCGATGTCGCTCTGGTACTGATCGACATAGGTCACATTGAAGTTGTAACCCTTGGCCTTGTCGATCAGGAGAGTGATCGACTCATCGGACACATCCTGGACCGGCAGATCCGCATTCACCACATGATCGAAAATCTGGATCGTGGGGATCTTGCGAATGACAACCTTATCGCCAGCGCCCTTGATATCCGTTCGTGTTATCGCTAGGCTCTTTATCCTAACTTCTACGGCTCTCACCGTAGACCAGACTATATCTTATACCCGATTCTTGTAGGGACTCGGCTTGGTTTCCGAGTAGTGGAGAATGCTAAGGTAGTCCACCCAACAAAAGTCAAGTACCCCCGCGTTCGTGGCATCGTAGTCTTCGGCACCACCCGGTAAGACCCAATACTAGTCGTTGAACCTTCCGCAAGTTTCCTAGCGGCTTGGCTGCTGATTGCCCAATCCACGATCTTTTCGACCGTCGCGCTTGTCTTTTCAAACTTCGCTGTGGTGATCATGGCTCTAAGGGGTTTCCAGCAATTAACGGGGTTTAAGGAAGGCTCAATACAGAGGGTCAACCTTCCCAGTCATGGTTGGCGATAGCAGGGACGACAGACGCAGCATAGAACTTGGCCTGCATCTTGGCGGAGTAAATAGTGGGGACAAAGACGCCAGCAGCAAGGTTGGCACCAACGCGAGAAACAGAGAGACCCATGTTTTACTCCTTAAAAAGCCTGATAGCCCTTGACCACGAACTGATAAACACCAGTGGTCACGGGGGTTGCGCCAAGGGTAACGCGGACGGCATTGGCAGTAGAATAGAGCTTGCCACCGCTCCAGACATTGTTGACCGCAGGCGTGGTCGCGTAATCCGTGAGGATGTAAGCGCCGTCGGCGGCGGTAATGCCGGTCCCACTCGAAGCATTCAGGGTGGTGATGAAGCCGGTCGCGGAATCAGCGTCACCAACGGTAAACGCCTGGGCCGTGCCAGCGGTAATCTGCTTGGCGAACACATTCTCCACCACGAAACCGGCGGGGAGAGTGATGATGTCAGCAGTCTTGCTGCCAGCAGAGGCAGCAGTGCCAGTGAACTTGGCAAAGTCGAGAGTCTTGGACAGAATCTGGAACCCAAGATCATGCGACTGGAACTTGCCATCAGCTCCACTGGTCAGATCATAATCAGCAGCAGCCATGTGCTACTCCTATAAATCAAGGTGTCAAAGCGGATGAAATCCGGCTTTCCCACTTGGCGAGTTCTTCCGCGCTCATCTTATGACTGTTGTGCATAAAATAATCGAGGTCCTTCTCGGTCAGGGGTTCATCGGATTTCGGTTTAGTAGAGATTTGCGTATTGGTCTTGACGGGGGCCGCGATTTCAGCCGCTCCGGGCGTACTCGCCGTGACTACCTTCTTGGCGGGTGTGGTGGATTGTTTGAAGGCGTCAAGGACGAGAATGCGGTCCTTCGCGGTTGAAGGGACGGACCCATCAAAAATCGCTCGGAAAATGGGCGGGGCTTCGTTGTTGATCCACGCTACCATCTCGTCGGAATTCACAACCTGCTCATAATCAGGGTGGATCTTTGAGACTTCGGAATAGATCGTTCGAGCAAGCGTTTCCTGCTCGGTCAACTTAACCCGTTCCTCCTGGGCATTTTTCCACTTCTCGAAATCTGCCAGCCTGCGCTCAAGCTCAGACTTGACTCGCTCAGCATTTCGCTTAACGATCTTGGCGACTTCGGGAAGGTCGCGCTCAAGTTCTTCCAAGTCATCATCCACGGGCTCTACCTTAGTGGGTTCCTTGGGTTTCTTGGCGTCTTCGAGGATTTCCTTCAGCCGGTCTTCAGCTTCCTGCGCCCTGCGATTCGCCTCTTCAGCGATCTTCGCAGCCTCTGCGGCTTTGCGCTGGGCCTCATTCATACCCTTCAGAGAATCCTTGTACTTCTTCTCCAGGTCATTGGGCTCTGGAACGGGATCCGGGGTAGTAACGGGTTCCTGCGCGGCCTCTTCGACCACGGGTTCAGGGGCGGGGTCGGGCACGGTCTCGGGATCCTTAGTCTCTCCGACGGGATCCGAAAACATGGCGGCGAACTCCTTGTCGGCCTTGGCGGCTTCCTCCTCAAACTGCTTGATCTTGCTCACTTCTTGCTCCTTTTGGACGGCATATGCTTGGTCCATTTATATAATGGAACGGTTCTCACAATTGAGTCTTGGTTCCACTCATACTCATAGTTTTTAATACATCATCACGCAAAGTCAATATATATTTGATGATTGAAAGCTCACCCTGCAAACGCTTAAGGCTTGTCTCTGGGCAAACGGACAGGTCATCCAGCTTTTCAATCTTCAGATGGTTCATATAAACCATGAAGTTATCCCAATCTGGACGCCTCACGAGGGATGCAAGGGATTCAGCCGTCTTATTGTCCAGCATTCATACCTCCCATATCCGTCGGCATGGTGGATTCCTGGGGCATGGCGGTGGCATCAGGGGGCATCTGCGTGGGCTGCGGAGCTTGGCCACCCGGAGGCATACCGACGCCCAGTTTCTGTGACATTTCGATGTCTTTTTCAAGGATGGCTAGTTCCTGCTGATCCGCGAATGCCTTGTTCTCAAGGATGTTCTTGTGTTTCATCATTTCTAGCGCAGCGGCAGATTGCGGGTCCAATTCATTCATGAGGGACAGGAGCTTCCCATACATGATCGGATAGATGGGATCAGTGGGAGGCGTCTTCTCCAGGATCTGGAGAACGGCATCTGCCGGGGTTGTCTGGGCCTTGGGCTTGGGAAGGTTCTGGACCTGGGCAATCTGGGCCTGCTGCTGGACTTGCGCCTGCTGATCCTGCTGGCGCTTCTTCATGACTTCCTGATCGCTAAGGATCACATTGTCATTGATGACATCCAACGCCCGGAATACTTCCTTCATCAGCTCAGGCATATTGATGTAGTCTGCACCACCGGGGATCTGGCCAACCGCCTGTAACAGTTCCGCAAGCCTCTGGCTGGTTAGTTCCTTGGCCATGAGGCCCTGAACGCCAGACGCCTTCACGGTCATGTCGCCCTTGATGCTCGGGTCAGGGCAATACTGCATCTCCCAGTCATACAGCGCCCTGATCATGGGCTTGGTTAGGTAATTATCCACGTTGAAGATCACGGATTTGATGTAGGAGTCAGCCGCCCCAAAGAGCATGGACATCCCACCCATCGTCCGGTTATGCTCCGAGTTCATGCCGGATGACATATCGGGTATGGAGGTGACCTCGTTCACGAAGGCCCGGAAGATATCCTGGATGACCTTGAGTTCAGCCAGAATGGGATCAATCTTCTGGAACCGCACGGGGGGCTCGGTGATGCCCTCGATGTTCTTGACGGCCCAGATACCCCAAGGAACGATCTGGTCCACCTTCGTTCCGGGCATGACGCGGTTCACATCATAGATAACCTGAGGACCAGCGGCCATGCCCATGTTTTCGACCATGGCGCGGGAAGAGGCATTGATGATCGCCTGGGGATCCGCCATCTTCTCAGGGAGTCCGCGTCCCCAGATCTTGTAGGGCACCTTTTCATAGGGCACGATGAAGAACGGGATGCGCTGGGAAGCGGTGCTGGAAACGGAAATCTTCACGCAGTAATTGCCGACGATCCAGATATTGCAAAGATGCAGTTTGTTCGCATCATTGTCGTCGCCCATGTCATACCCGGCATTGCTCAATTCGCGGGAACTGAGATACCCCCAGTATTCAAGGACGGTATACCGGCTGGACAGATAAGCTGCCTGAGACCGGCGGTTAATGATGTCCATGAACCCTTCCCAGGGCTCGGAATACCAGTTGCCGTCAGGATTCTGGTCCAAGGATGTGGCGATTTCATCAGCGTCAAATCCCTTGCCACGGGCCAGTTCTACCACCTGAGCCTTGGACATGACATGCCGATGGATGCACCACATGGCGTCATCCATGGAATATGCGCCGGGATCCGGGTAGAACTCAAACGGGGAGAGCCATTCCATCGTGGCCCGCCACTCATCATCCGGGTCAGAGGCCAGAACATACTTGGATTCCTGGACCTTCATGCCGAGGAACCCCTTGATCTTCTCGATGGCCGACTGCTCCTTGAGAACCCACTTCTTGGGCTTCGCCGGAGTTGCAATCGGCCCCTTGAAGACCATCGTGCCCATCGTGACGAGATCCAGAACACCACGGGCCAGCTTCTCTTCCCAGTGGGATTCGGTCAGGTCATCATCAATGCGGTTCCGCATCCCATCACAAGCAGTCTTGGCTGCGGTAATCTCCTGCTTGAAGGCTGGATCAAGCTCTGGGATCGACTGTGCCGCCTGCGGAGTAAGACCCATCTTGACCAATTCAGGATGTGGGGTTGGCTCAACATCCCACGGGAACCCAGAGGCACCGGCAAGAATCGCCATGACCCGCGAATACGCAGCCATGGTCTTCATCTGGGTGATGTTCACGAAGACGGATGATGCGCCTTCGCGGAAGGTCACGGACGGGCCATATTCTCCGTTGAAGTTCTGCATGGCCTCGATCCACAACTGTTCCTGGAGAACGCGCTGGGTCCGGCTAAGGGAGAACTTGGTTTGGATGAGGGACGCAAGGCCGCTGGTTGCGGAACTGGCACTGAGGTCAACCTGCTGCTGGTCCATTTAGTACCCCACCTTCGAGTCCGCCGGGCGGAATTGTTTGATCTCAATTTTCTTCTGGAATCGCTTTGGCATTTCACCTTGCTCTTCGATATTCATACAGATATATCTTAGCGGGTCAACAAGATCGTCGTTTGTTTTAATTACCACTTCGCCTCCGGTCTCGGAGGTTTTAGTTCTATATGTTCTCATCTCCTGCAACAGTTTGCTGCATGTCGTGAATATATACAACCTACCAGATCCGATAAGCCTTCTGACCTCTTCAACTGATGGCCTCCAGGATCCAGAGTGATTTTTAGCGCTCACAATATCAAGCCCCTCGTCTTGATAAATGGACGCAGTACTAATAAGCGTACCCTGCCCCTTTTGGAAGGCCGATTTATCAATCACAAATTTAACACCCCAATGCTTTAGGTGGGATGAGTGTTCAACCGCCGTTTTCCCTGCACACTTATACTCATTTGTAATATAAATAGTCTTCGAGTCATCATCAATTGCAGCCATCAACGCGCCAGTCGGATGATTCCCACCAACATCAAGCCCTCCTAACCTACGCCAATGTGCGGGGATCTCAAATGGTTCAATGGTGTATTCCTCTTCCGCGAAGCTAAATACCTTGCCGGAACTGGTAATGGGTTTACCATCGCGCCGGGCTGCGAGATCAGCATCAGACATACCGGCGTGAAGTCGCTTCAGGGCTTCTTCGGTCAGATGAGGCACCTCTGTCTGGGAGATGAAGTGCTTAAACACATTTGGATCTTGGATCAGTTCGTCATAAAGCGGCGTGATACCATCAACAGGCGTGAATGAATACAGCAGCAGCCCATTACAGGCCGCGAGGCGAGTCTTAATTTCGGTGTTCACATCAGCCGGTGGTTCCTCGTCGCACCATGCACCACCATCAAGCGTTGTTCCCATGAATTTTTCAAGGCCCTGGTCGTAAGAAAAGAACTGTATATTTGACCAACCACCATCAACATGTTTCACATCAACACGATCAAATGCGGCTGGGACATTGGTTTTCTTCAATACGGTCGCCGTATTGATGAGGTGCTTTGGGATCATGCCAGTCCCAAGCCTTCCGATGCTTCCGAATAATTTGCGCTGGATTGTGTCGCGTACTCGAAGGCCAGTTACCCCCGCAGCCCACCACTCGGTTGCATGAACAAGCCTAATCCCCCTCCACCAATCAGGATATAAACCCGTCAGATGGCAGGCAACCATATAAGACACAAGGGTCGTTTTCCCGATTTGATTCCCCGCAATCAAAGCAGCGGTTAGACTTGTCGTATTGGAAAATGGCAACTGACAGTCATAAGGCTTAAACGATACGAGCTTGTTCTCCTCCTCCTTCTGCTTTAGGGCAGTAAGGGCCATCAGCAAATCGCGTTCATTCCCCATACCACAAAAGTATATTGCGCGGAGTGGCAATATGCAACATAATGATGGTCGGGTGTGGTAAACGACATTTTTGGAGGTCCTCAATGAAGAAGCCCAGCAACAAGCCCGCGCCGAAGGGCAGCCGCCAGGAATACGAAGTGATGCAGGCGTCTACCCAGGGCGCGAAGAAGGGCACTGGCGAGCCCAAGAAGTAAGTCTCTGGCCCTTCTGGGCAGAGCCGGGGGGAACCGAGATTCAAGGTTCCCCCCTTTTCTTTATCGCTCAACATCAATTGCGAATAGGAATCTTTTCTATCTGGTCCAATGCCATCTAGAGGAGTGGTCTGTTCGTAGTGTCAAAACAGAGAAAAGAAGCTAAATGGAGAAGGTGGTCTGTGGTAAGTGAGATCTGTCTGGGATGGGGTGGTTGACAGACGATGGCTGGAGAAGCACTCTTTGTTGTGGTTCCGACAAAGAAAGAAAAGAAGCAAAAGAAAGAAACTTAGTACAGTACTTAAAAGATTAAAAGATAAAAGATTAAAAACTTCAGGGAGAACTATGTTCAGAATTACAAACAAGTGGCTCCACGAAAACTCGACCTCATCTACTGGGAACGGATTCAGCAAGGCTCAGCTCGCGGTGCTAGGCATTGAATGGCCCCCGCAGAAGGGATGGGCACTAGAATTGATGGGCAGACCAATCCCTATTGAAGTAAAACTGGAATTCGAGTCCTACCGCCATACCTCGCCCAAGGACATCCAGAAGATGAAGAACCCCAAACGGTGCCCCCACTGTGGAAAAGAGATTGATTGACAGATTATGGAACTCCACCGAAATCTCGACCCACTCGAAAATCTCTCCTTCTTCAAGGACCAATGTCTGGTATGCGGGAGATTGGTCATCGAGGCCATCGAGGAAGAGGTTGCCGAGAGCTGGGCCGTTTGCAGGTGCGGCCATGTATTCCCCTGCAAGAATCGCATCCGTTGGCACTAGAACTTGCGCGTTTTAGAATTTGATGTAAACTGATGGTGGTGAGAGAGTGAATCGAGACATGCTCTGGTCCAGAATGAAGACTGCCGGGATTACTCAGTCCAAGCGTCAGGACTGTCCTCCCGATGCAGACCTCAAGATCGTCCTACAACATGCACAGGTATCGGCCAAAGGGTTGATTGACTTCCTCTGCTCTCTTGACTCGAAACCCGCGAGTTCTCTTGCGCGTGATGAAGAAAAGCCTATATTTTAAGTATCGCCTCGATAGGCGATCATGGGAGTTAGAATGTCTAACAAGGCACGATGGATTCGCACGACCTCGGGGTGGGCTGGCCGTAAGGGGTTCATCTTCGGCGCAGAGAAGGGCAATGGTGGCAAGTATGGCTACCGTGAATATCTTGGAATCGAGACGGTTTATTCTGATCTCATTTCCGAGTTGAAGAAGCTGGCCGATCAGGAATGACTCACGAAGAGTGGCTAGAAGCGCGTAAACTCGGGGTCTCTGGCTCTGACATCGCCTGCATCATGGGTGCCAATCCCTACAAGTCGGAAGAGCAGCTTCTTCTCGACAAACTGGGGGTTGGCAAACCCTTTGTCGGTAATGCCGCGACCAGGGCCGGTCAGCGTTTGGAGCCCCTCGTCGCCAACTGGTGGGCCAAGCGAAACCAGAAGATCATCATCAATGGGGCCTTCACCGTTTCAGAAGAAGACCCGCGATTCATCGGAACCCCGGACTTCCTGACCATATTTGGCGGCATCGACACCAAGACAGGGGCCTACCATATCTACAAGGATGGCTGCCCAAAGTATTATGAACTCCAGACCCGCTGGTATAACATGATCCACGGAGGGGATCACTGGGACATCGTGGTATGCATCGTCCCTAAAGATCGGTCAGAGATTCCTCTTCATGAATCTGATGATTTTCTTTTTCAATGGGTGCAGAATCGCCCAGTTCGAGAGTTTCCGTTTCATCGGGATCGAGCGATTGAACAGACAATGCGGGAAGCGGCGTTGCGGTTCCTAGACCGTCTTGAAGCCCTGAAGCGTCAAGGACGCTCTTGAGGCTGGGATCCGCCTCCAGCATCCGACGAACCCGGTCACGGATCTGCTCCACCGTCATCTGAGAATACTCATCGCGCTGTTCAATGACTTGTTTTTCCTGGAAGCGCTTGTTTGAACGGGCCGCATGGCGTAGAAGCACATCTACCTTGAGCTTGTCTGCTGCCACATTCTCCCGGTCCGTATTGATCCCAATATCCAGCGCCTTTTCACCGAGACGGTGACCTCGAATTTCCTCTGCCCGTTCGTATTCGCGGAGGAAGTCAGGGTGGTTATCAAACCACGAGTAGATCTCCTGCATGGTAGGCATCCCTCGAACTTCACATAGTTCTGGTAGGGAGATACCTTCAGAGATCTGAGTCACGATATAGAGCATCATTTTCTTGCGGTTGAGGATCTTGTCATCCACGATCCATTCCTGCTTGTAATCCATCTTCCGCAGCTCCTTCATCCTTCTATTGTAAAGCGCAAGCCTCTCCTTGGCCTTGCGGTCCCCGAACTGAGCCGCAAGCCTGAGTTCATAGGACTCCTTTAACTGCTTCTTGGAGACCTTGAACTTGAAGTATTTACTGTTTGCCATTGTATTTCAGATCCAGATCCTCAATGGAAGGGATGCCACCTGGCTTCCACTCGATGCAGACCATCCCCCGCTGGAAGACCCACACCTCTCCAGCCATCGGATCATTGCGCTTGTAGACCAACCGGTAAGGCCCAACCCAGTCATTGATTTTCATGTTCACCACCATTTCAGGTTGGGGAAATACTTGATAGTCAGGCAGCGTAGGTAGGTGTCAGAGAAGAAATGGCTGTATTTGATGGACCATCCCCAATCTGTAACCCTTCGCCAAGTCTCCAACGAACAGGCCCACGCGATAAACGGGATAGACAGGAACCTAGCCATTTCTCTCTTATTCATCCCACGCTCCAGTAGTAACCCCATAACCCAAAATTCAGACCTCACCCCACATGGGATTATTCTTCTTGTAAACCAACCGGTAAGGGCCTACGGAATCATTCGGATTCATAGTCCACCTGGAGAGAATTGATCTTCTTGCCCTTATCCTTCAACTCTTGATAGATCCGCGCAGCCAACTGGTCCAGCATGAATTCGCGGTCATGGGGAGACAGAATGGCCGTGAAGTACTCGTCGTATTTAATCCCTACCGTAATGGCCTCATTCCCTCTGGAAAAGATCCAGACATGCCCATGCTCCGTATCGGTAGAAGCCTCCACGATGCAACCAGCAAACTTATCGCCTTTTTCGAGAATCACGATAGACCTCCCACTGGATTACCAAAACGCGCAGAAAGTTAGTCATGGGAATCCCTCTTCCGAAGGGCCAGCGTCTTCTCCACCCATTCAATCGGGACTCCGGGTTTCCCATCCGGGTCGCGGTCACACGGAATGGACTTGCGCAGACACCGCTGATAGATATTTTGTCGCGTGGTCCCCAACTCGCGGGCCACCCTTGAGAATGAATAATGACTAGACCAGAAATCCATGTAAACTCCCAATACCAAGTATGCAGTAACCCGTAAACCTGTCAACCATCCAACCCCATCCATAGTTCATGAACCGTGAACGCTATGCAGAAATAGACAAAATAGAATTCACTCAACACTGGAGCCACTCTAACCTCAGTATCACAGGAACCAGACTTGAGGCTCGTAAACTCAAAACCAATTCTTGCCCCTGTCCATACCGCATATTGCAATAGGCTACCCCATGTATTCAACCATTGAGTCATACACCATTTAACCATACTCACTATTCAAATTATTATACTCTACATAGATTCACTAGGTAGTCTCAACCCCGTGTCTGGAGAGACCAAACCATCGAACTACAGTATGCGCTATTCCATTATAAGGCTCGTCATACTGCAATAGCCGTGTAAACTCACCCTTGATTTGAGCCCGTATTCGGAGTGGTGTGCTTCTTCCCCCGCTACCCATGTTCCCGCTGGTCCCCTCCCAGGGGGGCTTCCTGGGGGTTGCGGGATGGAGGCATGGCGCTAGGCAAGGCACGGGGACACGGCCTGTTGAGGGCCCTGGAAGGGCTCTGGTGGCGGCTCTTGGCTGTGCTGGTGTAGCGCCGTCGCGGCTCCCGAGGCTTATTCCCGTGCTGCGTAAACCTTGTTTATTGCCCAAGGGTGGCGTGCAGTGTGGGGAAGTGCTTCATCGGATGTCCATTGCATAGGTTTCTTGTTCGTAGCTCGCGGCCGAAAGCGGCCTTCTAGTCTGTGTGTTGTCTGTATGTATTGGATGATCGAACCTGCAGGCCCGCGAGTTGCGCTGGCGAGTGTCTACTTTGTTTACAGTCTATTCTCTAAGATGCGAGATGCCGTATTCCCAGGCGGCAATATAAAAACATTAGACTTAGGTATTTTGCATCATAGAGTTGCATCGGGCGCAGGGGAACCGATATTGGTCTATGGAGGAGTCAATGGACCAACGCGTTTTTAGGCTATTTTGCAGGCATTTTGAGCGGCTATCTGATTCCGAGTGCTGGATGTGGACCGGATGGCGCGACGCAAATGGGTATGGTAGATTTATGGTCCAGCGCAAGCCGCGAGCAGCACACAGGCTATTATATGAACACATGGTTGGTCCGATAGGTAACGGCCTTGTGTTGGACCATATCTGCCATAACCCAGCGTGCGTGAATCCTAGCCACCTGCGACAATGCACGAACTCCCAAAATGTTAGAAATAGCGTTAAGCGCAAAGGTGAGTCGAGGTTTAAGGGCGTTACAAGGGCGCGCAATAAATGGGCCGCGAGAATCCATGTTGAGGGTGTCTCGTTTTATTTAGGATCGTTCAACACCGAGGAGGAAGCGCACGCAGCCTATTGCCGAAGGGCCGAGATGCTGTTTGGCGAATACTTCAACGATGGGCGTGTTGCGAAATGACATGTCATTATGCCTCATGTTGCATTGTGCCGCTGGCCCGCGGACTGTCTTTGCTTGATTCTATTGGAGTTTGAGTTTGGCATGAATCTAGCAACCAATTAACCGGCCATGAATGGCCCAACCTGAAGGGAACATGACATGAAATACTCGAAGGCCGAGATCGCCGAATCCCGCGAGACGCTCCTCCAGTGGCTCAAGCCTGGGATGACCGTCTACACTGCGCTTGATCATGTCAGCCGCTCTGGAATGAGCCGCAATATCCGCCTGATCCTCTTGGAGGAGGACTACCCGCGCTACCTGACCTACCATGCCGCCCGCGTTTTGGGCTATCCCATGGCTCACGATGCCATCAAGATCGGCGGCTGCGGGATGGACATGGGATTCGCCCTGGTCTACGAGCTGGGCATGAAGCTGTGGCCCGACGGGACGCCCGAGCCCCACGGCCAGCGTAACGGGGAGCCCGATTCCAACGGCGGGTATGCTCTCCGTCAGAGGTGGATCTGATGCTCCGAACCCGTCTCATCTACATCCCCGTGCTCGTCTGCATTGCCGTCTATATCTTGTTGTATATCTATGAGGCTTTGGAGATGGTTAAGGTGGTGCTGCTCTAGCCCGTGCCGCGTCTCCCGTCTCGTCTGTTTCGCTTCGCTCAACTCAACTCAACTTCGCCGGGACCCGGCCACGAAAGGGCTCAAATGTCGAAAAGTCTTGATCTTTTGCTCGAAAGACTCGGTGCCTGCGCCGAAGCCCGCGAATGGGCGAAAACCCAGCCATCCAGAAAAGCGGCTTGGGCCAATTGCAAGCGGTCCGACTGGATGCTCTGGATTATCGCCAGATCCGCCATTAACCCGGATGGCCCAAAACTCCGGTTAATGGCTTGCGACTTTGCCGAAGCCGTTTTACACCTTGTGCCCAAGGGCGAAAACAGGCCCGCTGAGGCGATCCGCGTTGCCCGCCTTTTTGCCGCAGGTGCGGCGGCACGCGAAGACCTGGATGCTGCGCGGGCTGCTGCGCGGGCTGCTGCGTGGGCTGCTGCGGGGGCTGCTGCGTGGGCTGCTGCGCGGGCTGCTGCGGGGGATGCTGCGCGGGCTGCTGCGCGGGCTGCTGCGCGGGCTGCTGCGTGGGATGCTGCG